ATGGCTACATTTTCATTAGTAATTGTCCCAGCTAAAAAACTATCTGACGGGACTCATAAAATAAGAATCAGAGTAGCACACAACTCTGATACAAGATTCATCACAACAGAAATTGTCGTTCGTGAAAACGAATTTAAGAACGGAAAGATAGTTCAACGCCCGGACAAAGATTTCCTCAACATAAAATTGCAGGAATGGTATAACACGTACTTCAAACGCTATATAGAATTAGAGCATGCAGAATCGTTAACTTGCGCCCAATTAGTTAAGATGATAACAAACCCTATTAATGGCGAACGTAATCGCAAATTTGAGGATATCGTTGAAGAATTCCTCTCACAGATCGATGAGGATGATAGAGAAAAAACGCATAAACTTTATAAATTGGCCGCTAAACATTTTATTCGGTTTACTGGTCCAAGTACACTCATGGAACACATAACACCAATCCGGATTAATAACTATCTAACGCATTTAAGGAAGAGCAAACTCTCTCCTACCTCAATCAAAATCTATATTACACTATTGAAAGTGATAATAAACTATGCCATCAAGATGAGATACGTAGAATATAAGGTAGATCCATTTGTCACAGCTTCCATTCCTTCAGCTAAGAAAAGAGACACACATATCACAGTTGAACAACTAAAGATTATTAGAGATATGGTACCTAATCAATATAACGTATCAGTAGTTCGCGACATTTTCATGCTTACTTATTATTTAGCCGGCATGAACTTAGTTGATATGCTGGCTTACGACTTCCGGACCGACATTGTAGATTACATCAGAATCAAGACAAGGAATACTAAAGATGGTGACCGGTTGACTTCGTTTGCGATTCCTGATGAAGCAAAACCTCTCATCAAGAAATATATGAATAAGAATACCGGAAAGCTCGTATTTGGAAAGTATAAAACCTATGTATCCTGTTATAATACACTCACCCGGAAAATGAAAGTTCTGAAAACAGTAGCAGGCGTTACTCACAACTTAACATTATATTCAGCTCGCAAATCATTCGTTCAACATGGATACGACTTGGGAATTCCTCTTAGCACATTAGAATACTGTATCGGTCAGTCAATGAAAGAAGATCGTCCAATCTTCAATTATGTATCAATCATGAAAAAGCATGCTGATAAAGCGATACGCGAGATACTTGATAATCTGAAATAAAATAGTAACTTTGCAACATCAAGATAATACGGACATAATTCGGATTATTTTGGTTTGACTTGGTGAGGGGGTGGTTCCCCTCACTTTTTTTATATCCTCATCGAACTTTTTCAATCGTCAATAGTAATACCCTATGTAATCCTTCTGGAAATTTGTTGATTTGTGTGCTGTTGATTGGTGGGATTACAAACAAAGAGGTAGCTTCGGCTACCTCTCATTATTATTTTACTTCTCTATCAGTTCATTAGCTTCAAGTAATTCCTGTGCATCTTCCTTTAGATATATAGGAATAGAAACAATAATATCTTTCACACCAATATATTGGGCTAACACAGTACGATGTCTCCCATCAGAAATAATGAAAGATTTATTTTGTGATATGTCCCACATAGGTGGATCAACACATTCTTTATTCAACCATCTCTCTATAGTATTGGCAAATCTGGACTCATCGTGCCAAAATCCATCAAATTTTTTATTAAAGACCACATCATATAAATTGGTTGAATTCTTTATTAATTTATCAACATTACATTGCATAAAAATCCTATTTGAATACATAGGATGATTAATAGGTAGTTCCATTTTACGAACATCAGTTGCCCAAACAGGAACAATACTGTTCAATTCATCATCACTCATTTTTCGACATTTATTCCTTAATAAAATATCTTCTTCATCTAAATCTTCATCATCTGTTTTTTTCCAATCTTCCATAGTAATTATATTAATTCATTACAATAAATAGTGAGATTTTACTAAATCACAAAATATAACTAAAATTTAGAAAAGCCCCGTTCTAAAAATACGGGGCTACATTCTAACTAATAGTTTTCAGCTAATTTTTGAATAGCTTTTAGTCTTTCTTTTATAGCTGAAATTCTTTGTTTATCACCCGAAGAAGATAAAGATTTCAACTCATCTTTAAGTAACTCGGCTTGCTGCCTTTCAAGTTCCCTGGCATCTTCTTGGCTTATCGCTCCAAAGCCAGTAATCCTGTAATTGTCATGTTCCATACGAATAATTTTTTAAATTAAACATTTGTATTCCGAGCAAAAAATATGCCGGAACACATTTTCTTTGTATTCCGGCACGAAGGCACTTGTTTATACGGTGACAAATATATATATTATTTCCCAAATATTGTATTCTTTGCTATATAATTTTATCCGAAAAATGTATTTTCAATGAAATGGATATTTCTTTCTCAATTTATCCCACAGCCAACTTACAATTAACAAACCTATAATACAGCAATACACATTATCTTTATGCAAATCCCACCACGAAAGTTCTACTATATTTTCCTTCTGATTTAATATAGCATCAACCTTATTACTCAATGTATCTAACATGTTAGAGAGATGTTTTAGGGTAACAGATACTGTTTCATCAACTTCTGTTCTTTCCTGTTCTTGTTTGGATGCAGTAGTAGTACTTTCCTTCACTACGTGTTGTTTTCCGACAGAATCAGGAGCAGACAAATAAACAGTTTTATTTTCCAACTTTAGATTACTTAGCCGGTCATTTGTTATCTTCGTTTGCTTACTAACATCCGCTCGCAGTGATTGAATAACACTTTGAATGCGATTAAAATCATCAGAGTAGTCAATCTGCTTTTGAGTCTCAATGTTCCGAGACGCCTGGCAAGAAGAACATACAAGACAACAGACTATTACAGCCAGCAGACTAATTATAGCCGTTAGGCACATCTTAGCTAAATCTTTCATGGCTTTACAACTACATTACGTAAAAAGTTACTAAATTCACTCCTCACATCAAAACAAGGACACGCTTTGATATATTCAAGCGGTTCTACCTCTCCACTACCATCGAGATCAGGTGATGTATCCCGGTGCCCTAACAATTCAATGATAGGATACTCCTTACAGAGTTTTGCTACAAGATCACACAATGCGTTTTTTTGTGCATCCGTACGGGTGTCCTTTGCCTTTCCGTTCGCATCAAGTCCACCGATGTAGCAGATACCGATACTGTGTTTATTATAACTAATACCGGAAAACCCTTTCGTGTTACAATGTGCTCCGTCAATGGATAATGACCGACCGTTTTCTACGGTACCATCTAAATCTATCACGAAGTTATAACCAATCTGGCTGAACCCTCTTTGTTTGTGCATCAGGTCAATATCCTTTGCACGTATGTCCTGTCCGGCTTTCGTTGCCGAACAATGGATGATAATTGAATCAATTGTTTTCATATCTTTTCCTCCTTGTCTAATTCTCCTTCAATTCTGTCGATAATACTCTGCACATGTGCAGGTGTAGCTCGCTTAAATTCAAAACGTATCACATGATAGATGATACGGAATCCTTTGTTTTTAGGATATGCAATAATCAGATTTTTGAACGCATTCTGAAGATACACATAAGAGAACACATACGTTATAGTCTTGATTACCAATAATGAGTTCTCACCGTCTCCTATTAAGGTCATAAAGGAGAAAATCACCTCAATGATTATAAGATAGAGAACAAGTTCGACCAAGGCATTTTTAAACTTACCCCATTTGAAGTTTTTACAACGTATAATCGAAACACCATCAGCTCTCATTCCACACCAAATATTGAATCCAAACATTATAATCAAAGCTATAAGGAAACCTTTAGTCGGTGTTAAATAAGCAAGAAGAGAGCTGAACATCGAAACGAAAATAATTCGTATCTGGTCTACATTAAATAGCTCATATAACCATTTCATAATATTAATCATAAAGTTAAAGCTATCAATATTGAAAACACAGTAATCAGTCCTGGCAATAAGACAGTAGCTAATGCGTCAAGCCAGTCAAAGGCAAATCCACACTTCTTCTGAATGTACTCAACAATGATCGCAGCAATGGCAGTTGTCGTTAAAGAGACAATAGCAGATTTGCAGAAATCAATGTTTAATAGAAGAAAACAGAAGGCAAGCATCACAACAAAAACGAATACTCCAGCTTTTACATGTGCTGGCCGGTTAGACTGTAAAATCCAATCATACAATACTTTTATACTCATACTCAAAGCGTTTAATTATTAATAAAATATTCTGTATGAGACAAATGTATTGAGTATAGTAACCGGTTTGCCAAAAGTGAAAAATCTTGGAAAGTCATTTCCTTTTAATAAGCTATTTATTAACGACTTACAAAACGGACTAATTTTATAGGAAATAAAAAAGGTAGTCGAAAACCGGCTACCTTACATCTATCTATTAAGAAGAGACTTATTGATATAAACTTAGATCAACAGCATCTTTCTTTTTCCAACCAGCAGCTAATGTGCGCTGAACAAAAACCATTTCCTTAGTATAAAAGTCCGTCAGATTTTCCAAGGTATTAAATTCATAGTAGACAGGTTCATCATCTGTTCCAAATTTAAATCTTACTGGTAAAGAGGTACCGTCTGTCTGCACTGCAAGATCATAGGCTGATTTATAATTGAACTGGTTTTCCTGTGATAACCATACAGGTATGCCATTATAGGTAAATCCGGACATGATCTCGTTATTTATCTCCTGATTATACCAGTTAATAACCATAACCTTTACCTCCTCACTGGTAGGCTTATAAGAGAACTCCTCTTCCATATAGGAAGCATTTCCCTCTTGCTCACTTGGCTGTACATCCCAACGTACACGCCACTTATTTTTCACCGGATTTACACACTCAAAGAGCGATACACCGGAACTTCCTTCTACTCGTTTCATTAGCTAAATACATATTTTGTTCGACCTTTACCGAACGTCTCCGTCTTAATCGTTGTTTCAAACGGAAAACCATCCGGCATACTTGAAATTTGTTGGAGGATATTTTTCATTTCCTCCGAATTGGTGAAGAACTTCTTCATTTCACCATTTTGCTCAATTGAGACAATACAACGGTCTTCTCCCTGCTCTGTTTTAATACCCATTTCATAATCTTTCACTATGATAGGGAGATTTACCAATTCTCTTATGGAAACAACTGTGCCTGGAAAACGCTTCTTCCCGTCTTCCGGCTTGTAAGTGACGTTTAAATCTTTGAAACTTTTCATTTTTATGCCTGTTAATTTATAAAATAGATTCTTGCAATCGGCATGCTTTACCAAGCCATAAAAAGAGGCAATGAGTTCTTTACGACGTCTACGGCTTTTCACTTTATGAAGCCTACGAGCAAAGTTCTGTTTGTTCCTTTTGCGTACACGGGTATGATCCGGATAAATAACGAAGCCTAAGAAATCAATACCTTGCTTGGTTGGAAATACACGTTCAATCTTTTTAATCACAAGATTTATCTTAGCCACCTGCAGACACACAATATTACGCATCTTCCAAAGAACTTTTTTGCTCCCATTCAAAACACGCCCGTCGTCACAATACCGGAAATAGTGCTTCACGCCTTCCCGGTCCTTCAGGACATGGTCGATAAAAATGGATAACAGAAGATTACCAAGCCCCTGCGAACTTCTTAATCCTATGCTTATTCCCTTTTGCATCACGTCCACGAATCCGGAAAGTAGCTGAATGAGCTTATTATCCTTAAACACCTTATTAACACAGTATTTCATAAAATCATGATCAACATTCTCATAAAATTTACGAATATCAAAAGTGTAACAGAACTCTGTTCCTTGTGCATCATTCCCTATCGAATCACGTACATAACATAATAGATCGTGTGTACCACGTCCTTTTATAGATGCAGATGTAGTCCGGATAAAACGACCTCGCAAATGTTCATCTACAACTTTCATAATTGCATGCACAGCAACCCGTTCTTTCAAAGAAAAAATTTGGATGCGACGTAGTTTACCACCTTCAAAGACCTCCTTTTCAAAAAAATTACTAACTTTAAAACTGCCATTACGAATCCTTTCTGTCAATTCGTCAATGACTTCTTTTTTATGCGCAATAAGAGTTCTCCCTGAACGGCTGCGTTTACGTTTCCGACCTCGCAACACTGTCCAGAAAGACTCTTCCATATTTTCAGGAGTTATTATCTCCTCAATGATATTGCCTTCTCTACGCATAATTTTTGCCTTCAACTTTCTGGGCCCAACTTCTTCGAGAATCCCAATAAAGGGAAACCTACCAAACTCTACCCAACGATGTATGTTTCAGTTTTCCAGTCTTGCGACTGCTGTTACTGAGGCTCATCCCCCTCGGCTCAATGATGAGTAACTCGTACTCCTTATCGTACGCCGATTAATTTCTTCAGGCACTAACGTCCAAATTCGTTTAAATTGTTTCCGAGCCGGGAACCGTAGCTCGCAGACGCATACGATGAATCGTAACCGCAATGCGCATACGAGACACCGCCGCTCGGGGACGCGTAGTGGTTCGACCGAAAGACCACACGAGTCTATGGGGGAATCCACCTACGGGGGTACAAAATTAACAATTTATTCATCTTGACAAAAGATTAAGTAAGTTATATTTTCGCCGGGCTTCGCCCGGATTTGTGCCGTTCGGGAAGAGCAGCACAAATCCGAACATGGCTAAACGTTTTCCGATTTAGTCGCTTCGCTCCCGCTTTACGATTCCGATTTCAACGATTTGTACGCTTCAACGCTCTCCGCGACCTCGATTTGACCGCGGAAGGCGAGCCGGGAACCGTAGCTCGCAGACGCATACGATGAATCGTAACCGCAATGCGCATACGAGACACCGCCGCTCGGGGACGCGTAGTGGTTCGACCGAAAGACCACACGAGAAGCTGCTGCGCTCGGTTGGAATTCATCACAATAATAGGTTGTACTACTACCAGCCTGTGAAAAAGCAGCAATCACATCACAATATTTTTGATGAACCATACCAGTTGCAAAACCATCGGTTGTACCGGAACGAACTTTACGTACCGTACCGTCAGGCATCTCAATATTTAACTTATACTGCTCTTGTGCATTAGTATTAGGTAAACCAACTTTATCCATCCATTCATATTTGTCACCATACCAACTTTCATAACCCATACAGTTACTTGAAGGAATACGAGTATGAACTATTCTACCATCGGCATCCTTTGAGATATACCAAGAATATTCAGTTTTATGCACACCATCTGAATCATAGCTTACAGTATCCTGCATACCGATTACGGCAGTAGTTCCGACTATCCGGTTATTTGTATTTTGACCATAACCGCATTGATCTTGTGCATCACGACGACCATATGCTGCATAGAACAAGTTAGCTACATCTTTGTGCATCTCCCAGTCCACAAGTTGCAAATTACGTTGTTGTGCATAATAGTGAAAATCGGATTGAGACATACTACCAACACTTGCAGAAGTATTAAAAGCAGAATAAAGAGAATTACCAATAGAGATTGCTTCACCGACACCTGTCAGACAAGGCAGGTGTTCAACCCAATCCGGCTCCATATCCTCAATCTTGTCACTGTTGGATAATACAACAAGGTCAAATTCTGCGTTATTGAAGATCGTGAAATAAAGGAAAGCAGCTCTTTCCGGAACGTCTGCAATAAGATACATTCCTTCAGCAAACTTATTGTTAAGACTCGGAACGGTCAAATCCTTTATAACATTACCGGATGCGTCTACGAAGATACTGCCAATCAAGCCGGTTCCTAACGTGGTCGGGAAACGGACACGCTTATGCTTGGAAACATCGACACCGCAAACACTATAATTCGTGTCTGAAGAATAGCTGTCCGTCAAGGTAGCACGACCAATCAGAATCTTAGATTTCTCCTTATAAAGCCCGGATTCCCGGATATTGGAAAGATAAACTTTATCACATACCGGTATATCCGGAATTTCGGTATTGGAACTGTAACAGGTGTACTTCTTGTTGTTAAGGTAGTCATTAATTCCTTTATACCAATAGTGAGGTTCATACATCCAAAGATCACCCTCCGTACTATCCAATTTGGCAGGAGTAGCACCGGATATTTTCTCTGAATCGGCATAATAATTAGAGTTCTCATCGTGTAGATTGCAAATCACCATTTTACCTTTCTCAGTCTGCTTACCTAAAACACGATGACGTTTAGCCAGGATCTTAGTAATATGTCCGTTGGCTACATAGCTGTTACCGTATTTATAGCCGGTCAGATTGTCGAGGTTGCTGATATTAGCATCATCGGCAACAGTGTCATCAAACTCAATCATCGTATATTTAGGCTGAATGATGGTCAGCTCCGGGAAATGAGCAACGGCTGCTTCATATTCTTCATCAGTCATGGAACGGGTAAGACGATAGGTTCCCACCAGGCGACAGGAAGATACATTACCGCCATTCTCATCAACACCTCCCATTTCCATAAGGTTTCTAATCAGCGTACCGTCTCCTTCCATATCAATACCAGTAATACGAAGGTATCTGACAGCCGGACACGCTGTGAGCAGTCTTTGCCAGTCGATCAGTGCGCAACTATCGACAACAAGGCGATTAGTATTAACCGTACCCTCTAATGTCAGATTGTCGTTAGATAATTTGTTCAAGTATCGTAATTCAAGCGTCTGAAGAGTAGCAGGAAGAACAGCAACGGACAAGGGAGAACCAGGTGCAAAAGATACTCCCGTTAATGCAGATTTACCAGCACGGAAAGTCTCAAGTTTGGAATTTGAAGATAAATCCATAGAAGTAAAGTTTTCACTTTGCAACCCGGTAAGGTTCAACTCACGCAGATTCTTACACTTGTCAACTAAAAGTGCGTTCATGGTCTTTTGCGTAGCCGAACAACTGATATTCAAAACTCGCAATGCTACGCAATTGCTTAGATTTAGAGTACCGACAATAGCATGGCTAACATTAGTCAGATCAAGACCTAACATACGGGATGCACCGTAGAAGTATTGAGGATCATTGACTATCAAATCCGTGTCGAGCGTCAGTTCGACAATACTGCCGGCATCTTCAGCGAGCACACCACTTTGTTTCGGTTCGCCGGACGTGTACCCATAGCCGAAGTAATAACGTTCGCTGGCGGTTATCTTAACCTTACGCTTATCAGTAGAGAACTTATAACCAAAATAGATAGGGAATGAATCCTGTCGGTATGTACCTGCAAGATATTGGCTATCCAAAAGAGCAAAACGGTTTTGGATCGTGAATGTACGGTGAGCGTAACGACTACCTTGAAGGGCGTACAGGTAGTCATAGTATTTTGTACCCTCCGAAGTCGTAACACCCTCTGTTAAAGGCTTGATATACTTGTATTCTCCGTCCTTATTATAAATCCTCTCGCACCAATTACCCATCAGTTGGTTATTGAAGATATCAAGTACATACTCGGTGCTCATATTACTACGGATATTCCCGGCAACTTCCTGCAATTTCTCCGGCCAAGAGCGGACAAGTTTCCAAAGTATGGAGTCGTGACCGGCCATTGCATAGGAGCCAATAGAATCATCAAAGGTTTCCCATGTCATAGTATAGTCATACTTCAGTACGGAGTCATTACGTCCGCCTAAAATCGTATCCATGTCATAAGGAAGAATATACCAGTGAACACCGTCCCAAGTGCAGAACATCATGTTCTTTGCCCGGCTGTCAACAGCCATCAAATAGTCAGTGATTATGTACCAACCGAACAAGCTGTTTACATTAAAGTAATCGGCACATTCTGCACGGAACCGGGCGGGGTCATTTTTTACCGAATTAATCCATGTCCAAAGGCGGGTTACAGCGTCTTTATCCTCTTGGTCGGCATCTTCCCATGTCTTATCCGGCTTAAAACGGAATTCCAAACCGTCAGCGAAGTTTTCAGCAGTTATGTTGGAAGTACCGAAGAGGCACAACGGATGAGAATTGTTCAAGAACTCAAGGCAGATACATTTGTTACGGTCGCCATTCAAAGCGGCTAAATCATTGAATCCGGCAATACCTTCAAAACCGTAGACATTGTGAGAATCGCTCTTTTCGTTATTGAAATTGTACTTACCCAAATAGGTATTTACACCGGTATTATCATTATCGTAGAACAAGTCCATCGGAAAACCATCAACACCGATACGAACACTGCCGTCTATTTCCTGTGGGGGTGTCAGCCAGCCACATTTCTTCCATGTGTCATTGACCAGTCTCACACCACCAGTATTGTGCGTTGATGATGAGTCGGAGAAATCAGCCTTCAAACAGAAAATACCCACACGTTTGGCGCCGGGTTTGAATGAATACATCAAGTCCGGAACATCGACACCATTCACTTCCAAAGTCGTTCCATATTTATCGAAACGTTCAAAGTAGATACGGTAGTTCTTTCGCGGATAGGTAGTAGACGATGTACCCTGTATCCGAAGTCCTGCATTACGAAGTACAAAATCATACTCCTTGCCATATGCAGAATAGAAATACACGTCAACAGGCACTTCAAACTTTTTGTTGTTCGTTGCATTAACAAGTTCGACATCACCAACAAAGCGCATGACAGATTTACCTTGTACACGAAGCTTTTCTATATCCACATCCGAGCCGTCGTCATTCATAACATCGTTTTTCTGGAATAGAACAACCATTTCCTCTGATGTCGGACGGTCTACCATGTAGTTGGTCAGCTCTTCATCATCAGTCAGACCACGCCGGTAGATACGCAAATTGCGCAACTCGATATCGGCTGCATCGGAAGATACAGTAATATTTACCGGAGCTTCCTGCTTCATACTTTCAGTCTGTGAGTACTGTTTCGCACCACAACGGATACCATTTACGTACAATTCTATCAAACGAGTACCGGACTTCTTGCCGATAACGAAAGCTATTTTCAGATTCAGATCGGAAGCAAAAAGTGTATTGACAGAACTTCCTCCGGAAGCGGTTATTTTCGCTTCCTGTGTTGTCATCTGGAATCCTATTCCACCGGACATACACGAAAGAATGACACCGTTACGATCAGTTACATTCGAACACTTCAATTCAAATTCATACGTAGCACCGTTCGATACGGCATCATTGGCAAGGGGTTGTTTAAGAATCTCTATTGTAGCTCCATTAGTTAACTGCAAAGAGTCACCAGTCCAACCATTACTATTCCAATCAAACCCGGTAAACTTGGTTGTTACCTCGCCATCAGTCCAAACTGCCGGATTTTCTTCGGTGTTACTACGACCGGCAGCCGAAAGTTTTAAATCAAGGTCTGCTTGTACTTCCTCGATATCAATAGAGGATTTTGCAACGTGGACTAAGAAATCATATTCAGTGTTGCCGCAAGAGAACCGCATTGCATACTCTCCCTGCTCGGTGAACCGGTTTGTATATACCTGAACGGTACGCGGCACACTTACTGTCTGTGTTTTGGTGCCATTGTTGTACACGGACATTTCAGCAGGGGTTTTGCTCGGATCGTAAACAACAAAATCGAATTGCAGTTTCTCATATTGACCGACTTCAAGGCGTGGTGTCAAATGATCATCCGTAAAGATGCGGCCGTCCGGGAAGCGATGCATCATGCCGATACTGGGAGCAGAAGAACCCTCTTTGAATATATCCAAGTAGATACTTTCAGAGCGAACGGTAAGATCGGCAGAAGCTTCCATTTCAGCAACCATCTGCACGGTATGCCGACCAGGTAAAAGGTCAGACATGGAAATACTGAAGCTGCTGTTCGTTTGCCCGGATTTAGTAATAGTCTTGGAGTCTTTCTGAACACCATCAACATACAACATGACAACTTTGTTGCCTGTTCCCGAAATGGTGAACGGAATGGATGCAGTTGCACCGGCTGCATAGCCGCCAACAGGAGAAGCAATGTTATAAGTAGAACTCAAAGATAACGTAATAACTTTGACGGACGTGTATGCCTGTTTAGTCTGCTTCTTGCCTTCCGGATCGGTAGTTGTTGCCTTTACATAGATATCCGTTGTTCCCAAAAGCAAATACTTACTCAAATCAAGGGTATATGTACCCTTAGATACATCGTTAATAGTCTCTGTGTACACAGTTTGAGCACCTCGAAGCATCTGTATGGTAAGCGTAGCTTTCTGCCCAGTAGATTCGCCCTTGTCATCTCCGGAACTATATTGGTGATCGTAGAAATAGGTAAGATGAGAAGAACCACCCTCTTTGATAATGCTGTTATCTACCGAAGCATTGAGGACAATCTTTGTTGCAGTACCGGTTTCTCCGCCGCCACCGCCTGTACCGCCTTGAAATTCCGTACTGGCTATTTCTGCACCGGACTTGTTTTTCAAACTTAGCTTAACAGTATTATTATCCTCGTCAACCTCGGATTCGAGTGTGAAAACAGTATTGGCTTCAATCTCATTAAATTTAGCAGTTACAGGAGCGTTCTGAATGGCATTTGTTGAGTTGGCATCCAAACTTTCATCTGTTTGAGGAATTTCGACATTGAAAGATACACCACCACTTTCATCCGGAGTATGCTTTTCACCGTTGAAAGTAATTTCTTTCACAGCTCCTGCACCACCGTATTCATTCCAAGCAGCCGGCTGATCGAAAGCTGTTATGTCGTTTGATTCAAAACGATAATCTTTCCATTTCCCAGCAGACTCCTCGAAAGTAATAATCATGCCGGGCTTCTCTTCATCCTTGACTTTAGCTCCAGAAACGGCTGTTACTGCTGTTTCTTTTGTATAGAAGCCAGTATTTAAAGGATGAAGTTTAGTTACGTTATAAAAGCCACTACCTGAACCGGAACCACCGGAGATTTCTTCCCACTCACTCCACTTCTCACCTGTCATCTTACGTTGTTTCAACACACCACCGGTATAATACGTAGACAGGAAGATTTGGGTAATGGCATCATCCTCACCATACCGGGACACAACTAAAATATCACTTGAATAAGTGTCTGCATCAGCCACAATATAATAGCCGGAGTTAACAACAGAATCAATATCAGTATAAAGGACTGTATTGAAAAAATGAAGCATATCTATATTTGACAGATTCTTGTAGAAATCCTCTTCAGTACCCTTATACCCTTTGCCTTTTGCATCTTCATAGGTATTAACCTCATTCCATGAGTCCGGTACATAATCACTGCCGACATATACATAAGTATGATATTTACCTACTTTATCTAAGAATGAACATTTGATACCAATGTTCCTTAGCTCAATAGGAACAAGGTATATAGCCTTATCTAATGTGAATCTGTTTGTATTATCACTCGGATCGACATGATATAAAGATACATTATAGTCAGTAACGCTCGTTATTCTCCAACTACCCCACTCTCCGTTTTTTCGCTGTCTCTGATATACGAACCCACACTCATAGCGTATTTGTTCATAAATGTTCTCATCAAGTATCGTAGTAGCCAAAAGACCTTTTATATCCTTGAATTCATTTCGTTCATCTTCATTATACCGATAAGTAAACAAGCCGGCAGTACCAAACACCTCATCTAAATCTCTTAGATCGTTCAAGAAATCCAAGTCTATAACAATACTACCACAAACATTTATGGCTGCCAATAGTTTTTTCAATTCTCCCCAAACAGAGCCATCATCACTTTTAGATGTCTCTTTTGTTCCAAGAGCTTCCTGTAATTTAGCTTCGGTTGACATCCATTTCCCCCAAGTTGTGTTACCACTGGAAACAACACCACTCCGGGACAAAGTAATAACCGGTCCTACGGTTACTTCAGTAGCCGTACTGTTATTCATTGCATCAAGTTGGATGCACGATGTAAACGACTGATAAACATTATTGAGTCCCAACCGCTCTACTTGAATATTGAGAGGAATACTGGTAGAACCAGGCGCAAATACACAACGGTAATTTCCAACAGAGGAATTACCTTCATATAAAGAATTGAGTTTTGATTTTAAGTTAGCCAGTGAATCAATCGTACCCAAACTTTTAAAAGGATCAGTAAGAGGATTTGATTTTGTTGAAGTGCCTAATATCCTTTTCAACAGTTCAGCATCTCCTTCAGTTATACTCTTCTCTGCATCTGTAATACGATTCTTAAAATCCTCCAAATCTTTATTAATATAAGCGGATATAGCGTCAGTTAAATCCTGTACCAATATTTTCCGCCCACCACTAATCTCAACATACATATCATCAGACAAAGATTTCACGGCAGTAAGCTGCTCTATCGTGAAACTATTTGTCTTTAACGCTTGCAGCACAAGGCTGACAATCTGCTGTTTCTCCGTTTCTGTCATAATTATTCTTTTAATGAATTATCTAATCATTATCATATACCCACGTTAACTCAATGGTCATACCAATATTATCAATATCATAGTCATACATGTAATCAAGATAAAGCTGGAATTCTTTTCCGGTACCTACATCTCCGGCATCTACTCCCTTTAAAATATAGACTCCATCTCTACTAACTACACTACCCTCAATAAGATTACTATATGGACCACCTGTGTATAGAATGGCACGTAAATTTATCAAACTGTCATCCAAAGAACTTTTCAAGCTATCAAGTCCGGTTATCACCAGTTTACCATAACCTTTCCTGCCAATATACTTACTGTCTATGTCAGTAGTCTTAATGGTGATTAAATCCCAATATGATTGTTCATCACCGCCCGGATGATGAATACTGTTCACTGTGATCATTGTATCACTGTTGATAGAAGTGCCAGTATTTGGAGTAGCATTAGACATATTGATATAAGTTCCAATTTCTGCTACAGGTTTTTCTGTACCAAATTTGATACTACGCATATCCCCAGTATCCGTTTTTCTGTAATTATCACCTTGTACACGTCTCATCGCAACCTGATTATTCCATTCCAAAACAGGATCAAGCGATTTTATCTGCTGTAACTGCTGATTGAAGACAAAGCTTTTCAATCCCTCGATTTCTTGATTCAATTCAGGAACACCACCGTCTTTTCTTGCATAACGTACACCATCAAAATAGATATAGTTACAGCATAGAATACGGTTAAGAAAGTCAGCAAACCACACTGGGCAACCAATAGAATTACCTAAAGTAAATATCTTCTGTGTAGCTTCACGGCTATACAATTCTACGATATCACCATCAGCAGTGGTAAACTGTTCGTTATCTACTGTGAATGACCAGTTATTATCTTTGAATCCACCGGGGGCACGGAAATCGAAGAAATATTGCATACCATCAATCCAAAAGATACAATCCGTCCGTTGTCGGTTATCTTTCATTGAATACTGTATTACAGTAGTCTCATTAAGTTCGGCACTATCATTCGTAACTTTGAATATCTCACTCCAGGAATCACCAATTAACACATCGTAGTAACCGCTATTCAGCCCTGTAATAATGTGAAAGTAGATTATCTGATTATTATTCATATTCCATGTGTGCCACTCAATAGAATCCTGACGTTCATTAATTAAATCTCGTACAACCAAGGCAGGCACTGCATCTGATTTGTCACCTATCAACTCAATGAATATGATATCAGAGCTTGCAAATTTCTGAATGTATTTACTCTTCGCACCGAACCGGTCCGTAGTAGGGTTAAAAAACAAAGGGGTAAAAGGACTTATTTTCAACATAATATTTTAAGCTTTAGAGATAGATTTCACTATAAGTTCATATTTAAGCCCGTCAAACCGTTCTATTTGTCCGTCTGCTTCACTCAAAAATCCCTTATACAAATACTCATCTTTAACAAGAGTAATTATACCATCCACAGGAGAAGGAATAACTTCATCATAGGTATTAAATCCAACTTTACCACAAGTGGCCAACTTTTCAGATATCACAAAATTATCTTTTAACGCAATGTTGTTAATCACAACATCACTGTTGCCATCAGAAGAAGTAAATTCAAGCTTATCAGCGCTAATACCAATATACTTGCTGTTTGCAAGCAACATAGCACGCTGGTTATACATCACATTAAACATCTTATCCGGATTCAACACGCCGCTGATATTCCATCCGGTTCTAATGAGTTTATAGCACATCACCCCAGACGTTAATATAGAATCAGCAGCTCCAACAAAAAACACGTCATTATCACTTTCATTATCAGTAGTATTCTTACCTCTCTTTTGTGCTAAGAACTCAATACCATAGGCATCTGCACGATAAGGACTAATAAGCTCCAGTTTATTATCAGTAATATCTACGCCAGTCATGTATTCTGTCGTAAACCGGAATTCATCACGTCCGTTAATGGAATCATAATCCTGTTTGTCATAGCCGACACGAACAGACGAATAAATCAGCTTCTCATCAACAGAATAAGTAAATTCAGTATGGTCGACTTCAAATTCTTTGATTATACTTGTGGAAAACAGTGTATCTCTGTGAACGAACTGAACAATATTTCCATCAATTACAGGAACAAAGCCGAACACAGATTCCATCCAGTCAACAAACTTTGTATAAGAAGTATATAACTTCGCATCTGGTATGCCACGAATACTTTCAGCAGCTACTATAACACAATTATCAAGTCTGGAATCATAATTGCTTGCAATCTTACCGGTAATGCCTTCTTTTCCTCCATTGATACTTTTAAGCAAACAATTCAATACCCTTGTAGGTGTTATTGCATCAATGTAGATAGGATCACTGATAGAATTATAAGTTACCTTAAACTCTTTAATCTTCTTAATGTTGATTTTTGCATAAGTAGTATGAGAAGCTTTCAAACTGATAGAAAAATACACCATCTTTCTTTGACCATAAGAATCAAATGAAGCCTTACTCACGCTAATGCTCAATATTATTGTTTTAGTTTCTCCTTTACTGATATTCACTGCTTGAGTATTCCCACAAGAGGAAAGAGTGAATGTTGCATATTCAGCATCCCCGCTATTCTCATATTCAACATCCATTTCCACATAAGCCTTAATGCCCGATGCCGGGACACCGAGCAGATCAGCAACTACGCCTTTTTCTCCTTTGTCATATTCAAGATAGCCTCCTTTGGATATCTCATTACTATAACTGGAAACATAGACATCTGCAAGTTCAATGGGGTTTACGGTATATGTATCACCAATAGAGAAGTTTAGTATATTTTGCATATCTAGCCTATCATAATATAGCTGATGCACTGCCTTTATTTCATCTACAAGATACTCGTATTGTGTTCCCTTGTTAGCCTTAATAAGAGTAGCAGTACTATTATCAACCGTATTCATTGATATCGTATAGCCCGAATTATCGAAGGTACCGAAATCCAGTTTACTATTGATAACAATATCATAGGTGTGCTGATTATTGATTTCGTAAATTGCGATCCGAGCGTCTGCAAACAGATATTTTTCTACCCATTCATCGAGAAGCAACTCATAAGCTTCTCCTACAAACTCAAACTTAGATGTGAATGTTCTAATAACTCCACCGAATCCATCACGTTTGAGTGTACGTTTTATCTCATCCCAATTCCGGATACAAGATTTAGGAAGTTCATGCGTGGTACCAGCTACTGTAAGAACATATTTGCAAAGCATTTTTATAGGGTTAAAACTTTCATGGGCAAATATAAAGAAAAAGCCAACCGGTTTCCCGATTGGCTAAATTCTTGAAAATAACACTTTGCGAAAACGTTCTATAACTACCTGTCTTTCAACACCATTTCTATGCCAAGGAACAAAAACGACTTTTCGACATTCGCCAAGCTAATTTTTCCATTGCCTTTTAAAAAGGCATTGAGAGAACTTCTATTTATATCCAAATGCCTGGCTAATTCAATCTGCTTTATTCCCCTTTTCTTGAGGGCCTCAATTATAATTTCACGTATCATAAATAGTATTTTGAGACAAATATATGATTCTTGAACGACAATTCGCCCCAGATGTGGGGCAAATGTCTAACCTCTTTCAGATTTTTGTTTCCAAAGGCACATTCTCAAAGGGTTCGCATCGAAAACTAAGCCATGCGCATTTATTTTTATTCTCCTAACAAATAAACAATATTTTCATCAATGGATATTTCACCTATTGCTTCGTTTGAGTGATCAGCACTTAACAGTCGAACTTCTTTTGATTTATCTTCAATTTGAATCAGCTTATTTATTAGCTCTTGTACTATCATTATTAAATTCCTCCCTTATTTATTATGCTAATCAAGTTGTTTATAACTAAATATTGGCATTTTTTTAGGCCGTGGACATTCTTTTAGGTAGTTTCTATCTTTTGCAATAACATCCCGCAAAGTGCTTTTCTTTAACGCTTTCTTTTGTTTTCGAGGAAGTCTTATTAATTTTTTGTATCCGTAAATACCACCTACAATATGCCACATAGTGAAATCAATTCTTAATCCTTCGTACATCATTGTTTATAGTTTTATTTGAACATTTTATGCAAAGATAAATAATAAGCGGTAAATCCAATGTAGAAAAGAGCTAATTCCTACTTAGTAAGACTCGGTTTACCTCATTTTCTATTCTATAATACGGTCAATCCTTTCTTGCTCTTTTTTAACAAAATCATATAATTCCTTTTCAAAAGCTTGTTTGTGACCTTGGACTTGCCTTGATATTTCTGATTCAAAAATGTTCATTACATCCTTGGCTATATCTACTATATTTGTTCTTTGTTTATGAATACCCTCTATTATCAATTTATAATTAGGATCTATCTTTTTACACTCTTCTTCCATCTGAGTTACTATATTTGCAATATTTACCTCCCGTTCCTCTGCCGTGAGTTTATCTTCAGATTCTAAAAACATATGTAGTAAGTTGATACATTTTACCCATAATCCATAAGTTTCTCTGGTTTTATTTAGGTGGACTAATAATGGATTCGCAACAGGATAGTTTTTTAGTTTTATTAGTTGAATCCTTAACCGGATATTATTCAATTGATCTTGATCTGCCATGCGGTCAATTTTGCGTCTATCCTCTGTCGTAAATGTTTTATCTATCCACTTTGAAGAAAAGTCAAGAATATCAATAGGCTTCATGGAGTGACTAATATCTAAAATATTATTTACCATTTCATCAAGCCTTTTTTGTTCTTGTTCTCTACGAATTAATAAAACTTGAAGTTTGCGATTCTCTCTATTTTGTTTATTAGATACGCTTATAGACCTAAAAGCAATTATCATAGCAATTGCAGTTGCTATTGATCCTATAGCAGTCCAATCAATTGTATATAAATCAACATTCATCATATTATAGTGTTCATTTGAATTTATTTCATAGTAGTTTCTATTTCATATTTCTACCGTATAAGTCAAGAAACTGTATAAGGAGCTTATTACAAACACAAAGGTAACAATTTAAGAGAATAATGTAGAATTATCGTTTTTATTTATTTCATTTCTATCTTTAATTACTCCTTTTCAAACATACTAAAAAACCTATATCCATTCAGGCTTTACCACTTCGTATCTTTCTTTTAAGTACTCATCCGTTCTACCATCCGGGCGTTGTTCTGAATAGATTATTTGCCCCGAATCCCATTCAATATCAGACCATCGGAATCCGTCTTTTAACGGTTCGGGAGTATAATTTCGAAATATCAACATACCGCGTTCAGTACGTTCTATAATACTATCAGCGGTATCATATCCATCAATGCCATCCCACCCCGGTCGATTAGTCGGTCGGTAAATTATGCCATCTTCACGTGTCGGGTCAATGTCTGTGATTACTCCTTCATAACCAGAACAAGTTTCTATGAACTCTGCCCCAACATGAAGCCAGTATGGCAGTGTGAGCATTAGTGCGAGTTGCCGCTCTTTTTCTTCAGCAGCTTTCTTTTTCGCAAGCTGCATTGCTGCCCATCGAGCGCGTATCCTCAACACAGAGGAACTTACTTGCCGAAAAAGACGACAGGTGATTGTTTTGTATGGATCGAAATATATATTTTTCTTGTCACAGAAATATCGTAATCCATCAACAGGTTCAGCATCGTTGCAAAACTCGCAATCAGTGCATGATTTTTTTCTTCTTGTCATATTTAAAACTGTTACATTTCTTTATTTTTATTAACTTAATACCTACTCAATAAGTTGTAAAACATTCGTTTCTTCTCAATGTATTTTAGTCCGTTCCTGCGAAGTCCCCTTTTAGTCCTGGACACAATCATTTGACAACCTCTAACGCCAACATATATGAAACACGAATGATGTCTTTTAGTTTCTTTAAAAGCCCACCAAATCGCTTCACGACAATATCTGTAACTATCATTTTGAACACCTTCATAGCCTTTTCGCATTATGAAATGTCCAATTTCGTTAGCTTCTTCTTCTGAATAGCAAATTGTAAATATATTATTCATATCTTTATTATTATATATGTTCACTAAAATCCTTAATACGCACATCTATCTGCTTTACCACTTCCTGTAAGATGCTAATACATTCATCAACCGGATATTCAGCTAACAGATCGTCGATATTTTGAATGATATCATTGGCTGCAATACTATTACTCATCTATTCTGTTATTAGTTGTTTCCAAAATGGAAAACTCTGATTCATATTTAAAAATTGGGGTTCTCTAATGCTTCTGTAAGTTCTTCTTCAGTAATGCTCTCACAGATGTTTGAATCATCTATGTAAACATTATATCCAGTCTCATTGCGAGACACTTCCAATACACGAACTTCACCGGTTGGTGATTCTACTCTATAAATTGTTTTCATATTTTCTGAAATTAAAAGGTTAGAACATAGTATCATCACACACAATAGCGTCACCGGCTATATAATCATCGGGAAAAATAGCACTATTCATTAATGCAATCCGAGTAGCCTCAACATTCAACTCAAAGTGGAATTTACCCTCCTCATTCATTATCATTATTTTATTAGGGCAAATATCAATGACTTGAACATAGCCATTTACTAAACTCTGCGCTTCTTTTAGGGTAAAGCAGTTCCCATTCACCGGAGAAATCTCAACTGTTTCTCCGGTAACTTTCAACAAAGTGGCTTTCATATGCTTACCCTTCTGTGGTTAGTGTCAGGCAGATACTTTCAAGCATATCTCCCTTTTGCTTTTCCAGTTCAATACGGCTTGTTAGCTGCTGTAATTGTTGAGAAAGCATTTTTATATTCCCAATATTACTCCCTTGATTAGTATGGGTGTTGAGGCTGTTATGTGTATCACCTATGAGCTGATTAGCTTGTGCTATGAGGGTAGCAAGCTCTTGCCTGCTATCCTCTTTTCTCTTTGAGTAGTATTCTAATGGAGTCATATCAATACACGGTTACAAGATTCTCAATTTTGAAGCTTCTAAACTCCTGCTTATCAACATCGAAGTAAGAGAAAGTCTTATAAGAAGGCTTTGTCATACGTTTACCCTTGTTTGTCGCACCTGCAGGCACATTTTTAAGAGTGCCGATAGCATAACGAATACTGCCATTCACTTTCTCATAGGCGAATTTAACTTCACCGCTTCTCATTCTTTTAGCAAGTCTGTAAAGCTCCCACGCTTTTAGCAGACAATATTTCCAACTCTTTTTTGTTGTTGAAAGGAGGTGATGAGCATACTTCATCACTCTGGCTCTAAAATTAGACTTTGTTTCCATAATTCACTTTTTTTGGTTTGACTTTTATGTTATTTGGTATTGCAAATATAGCCATTTGTTAGGTAATAGCCTAACAAAATAGATATTTTTTTTCTTCAACAGCCTTTTTCAAACCATTTTTAACGAATTAATAATCAAGTTCTTGATATAACATCTTCCGACCAAATGAAATGCGGCTTCGGACTGTTCCAGTCGGGACATTCAACAGTTCACTTATTTCGTCATAGGAATATCCCTGGGCACAATATATTAAGCTATCCATACAACATGATTTTTGGGCACACCGGCGAATGGCAGACACAACATCATTAAACATTGCCAAATTAGAAGCATAATCAGAAGAAGCATTTTCAACTGCTGAATCATATCCAATAAAATGTATGAGAGAATTTCTATTGTACTGCGTAATATAAGTATTCTGCATGACAGCAAGGCACCACGGTTTCAAAGGTTTTGATACATCGAACTTATCACGATTTATAAGCATTTTGTACACCGTGTCACCGGCTAAATCTTCTGCATCCTGCATAGATCGGCAGAATCTTTTCGCTACACGTAATATCCAGGGATATATTTCTGATACTTCCTTTTCAAAGTCCATTGTCAGCCCTCCTTATTAGGTGTATCTTAGGTTCACCATTAATGCACCTTTCCACATATTCCCGATGCATTATGCTTTGTTCGTGCATTTCTTTAGCAGAACGCTCGATAGAACTAATGATAGTGCCTATGTCAGGGGGTAACGAGGCAATCATTTCTTTTACTGCGGATACTTCAAATGTTATCCGATCACACTTCGTTTCCAAGGTACGAAGTTCTGACAATAAAACATTGCATAAACGCTTATTTATGCAGTTTGCGTTGTTCTTTCTATTCATAAAAAAGGTCGTTTGTGATTCCTAAAAAGGAGTTACTAACGACCTTCGAAAAAATTCGATTGTTATTGAGATTTAATTAATTCTATATCAATATGAAATATAACATTTACGTCCTTTTCTTCTTCATGCTTATCTCTACATCTGCCTGATGGACGATGTTTGCATAAACAGCAGCATTTATGTTCCGGACATCAATATTCATTTTAAAAAAAGTCATAAGAAAAGCTATTTCAGCATCAAAAGAAGAACGTATCTGTTCCGGAGTAGCTTTTTCTTTCTTCTCATCAGAACGCATATCATCGCTTCTCTTTTGCTCAAATAAAGCAGATCGCAACAATTCTTCAACTTTAGACTTAACTTGTTCATCAGACATGGATTTCGTATCATATGATAACAAAGCCAAAGTCTCCCGGACATCTTCATAAGCATCAATAGCAATCAGAGAAATACAAACTTTAAAAAGCAAAACACGTGCCCTCTCTTTTATCATATCCTCACGATCAACTAACACAGATTTCAATCCGGACGGATTAGTTATCTTCTTGTACTCTATTATCAAATCAGATGAACGTTTCTTTAATTCCATCTCATTAATATCCTCATCTGGTGAAAGTAATACGGAGCAATCACCACATGAAAGCTCTATAAAATCATATAGAGATAATTGGTTCAATCTTTCAATCATAACCGGGAAAGCATATAATATTTATAATCACGGGCACACGCATCTTTATGTTGCTGCTTACCAATACTGCGTAGTTCATGACGTAAGCCCTTTATTTCATATTTCAAATCACTATAATCATTGAAAATAATAGGTTCACCAGTAGTATCCACTCCTACAAAGGTGGGAGAAAGAGAGGGAACATCCCATTCCGGAACATCCCAATCAGGCAAATCAATAGAGCTCACATCCGGAAATACCTGTGCACCTTTAGGAAGATCCACAAGTGTAGGAGTATCGGGTGTCACCCATGCTTTACCGGCATACATGACAACCTCATGTTTACCAGCATCACCCACGAGCGCCTTACCGCCCGGATGAGCACCGTCTTTCGTTCCTTCAGCATAAGAAGGAATCGGTGTAGCGAGAATAGTTGCCACTTGAATAGCTCCCAATGCTCCTATCAAGATTGATAACGGGATATTGGGCAACGCTTCAGTAATAGCAAGTGCAGTCGCTATTCCAGCCTGGGCAATACTCGTTGCTTTCTCCCATACAGCTTGTTTATGAGCAATCTCTTGCTTTTTCTTTTCAAGCTCCTCATTCTTGGCTTCAGTAGCAGCTTTTGCAGAACGTTTACGGGCTTCGGCTTCCTCTTCCGATATGGCACCTTGTTCAGCCTGCTTTTCATAACGTTCTACATCTTTTTCATACTTCTCATCGTTTGCATCCTGTTCTTCCTCTATTCGGTCAATCTGACCGTCATAAACAGTACTGACAAGACTACCGATTGCACCGACAGCTTGAGATGCAGTCTGCAACCATTTTTTGAGATTCTTTTGACGTTCTTTCTGCGCTTTTTCATCTGCCTTGGTAACACTATTGATAGCAGCAATCTCTGCTTCTGCTTCCTCTTCGGCAAGATCAGCCTTTAATTTCTGCAACTGTTCGGCAATCTTAGCCCTATCATCCGCACTAAGGTTATCAGCTTGAAGTTCCAATTCTAAGGCATCAATAGCGGCTTCGGTAGTCTTTCGAGCATAATCAAGCCGTAACCGGTATTCCTCTGCCGCATATTCCTGCTGTGTAATTTGCTTAGAAGCCAGTTTCTTTTTCAACGCAAGCATATCCATGATGTGTTCTTCATCACGAATCTTTTGCTCATGAGATGCATTTTCAGCGATCAATGAAATTTGATCGGAAGCATACTTCTCATACAACTCCTTTTTCTTCTTTGCATACTTTTCAGCAATGAGGAACACATCTTCACCAGTTTTCTCTGCTGCATCAATTTCACTCTCACGTTGAAGTTCCAACTGTTGAAGTTTTAAATCCAATTCCTCTTTAGAACCTTTTCTAACAACAGTAAGGGCGTTTTCAATATCCTTCTTTTCACGATCTGAATTATACTTGATGGAATATTCATCAAGAGCACGCTGCATCTCTTTAGCAAGATTCTTCCGGGTTGCAATCTCTTCCCTACTATATCCCTTAACAGCAGCTATCTTCTTTGAATACTCAATACCAATACGGGCAAGTTCTTTCTCTAATCCCTCATCCATAAGGGAAAGTTCTGATTCTTGGTAAGTCTGTTGGATTTTCAATTTCTCCTGTGCAGCTTTCTCCAATTCGCGTTTTTCCTTATCAGTGAGAGGTTTTTTGAAAGTACTTTCTGTATTTTCATTCTTTGGATTAAATTTTTCTGCAATTTTATCAAGTCCAGCATTAAATTCATCACTCGAATATATCCTAAAGAAATTTTTAGAAAACTCTAATTGCGCCCTATCAGCTTTTTGAGCTTCTTTTGTATATACTCCAAACATCTTAGCACCTGCATTTTTAAACCATGACATATTTTCAAATTCTGATGTAGAGTACAGGGCACCAGTTTTCATTCTTTCTAAAGCCTTACGTTCTTGAGCTGTCACTTCAATTCGTTTATTCTTCATTTGAATAACAGCTTTGGTATATGCTTCTTCCTCTGAATCGCCTGCATCAAGAAGTCTCTTATACTCACTTTGAAACTCTTTTTCAGCTTCCAATATTTTATTATTTGCATCCTTTTGTGCAAGTCCTCTAAAGTTTGTTTCTATTTGAGTTATTTTATCTTCGGGAGATTTTAAATCATTAGCTATGCTTCTAATCTTATCGGCCATCCAATTAAGAAACTCTTTTGCAGGACCTGTTGATTCAGAAAATGAGAGCATGAATGCTTCCCATGCAGACGAAAGATTAGCCAAAGCTCCCTGAACATTATCTCCCATTGTGTGTGCCATATTAGCAAGCTCTCCATCTACACCAGTTATTTGATCACGTAATGGAACAATCTTATCAGCGGCAGTAAGGAAAGCGTTGAAAGCTGCTACACTCCGTTTATCCGTCATTTCAAGAGTAGTATTCAAATCTACTCCCTGCTCTTTCAACTTCTGTAAACCAATAACCAATTCAGGCAATGTCTTTACAGGACCTCCCAGTGATTTTGCAAGTACACCATTAGTATCAGCTAAATTTAATAGAATATTACGTGTAGCGGTAGCAGACATAGAAGCATCAAAGCCAGCATCTGCAAGTTTTCCAACCAATGCTAAAGTATCCTCTATGGTAAAATTGAAAGCTTTAGCAACCGGGCCTACGATAGGTAATGCAGTAGCAAGGTATGAAAAAGATAAAGCGCTTTTCGAGGTTGCAACTGCCATAGCAGAAACATAGCGTTCAGTTTCTTTGGTATCTGCATTAAACATTCTCAAAGCTGCACCTGATAAAGCGGCAGCATCTGATAATTCAGCACCAGTCGCTTGAGCAAATTTGAGTACAGCTTCTGTTGATTCTAAAATTTCTTTTCTAGTAAATCCTAATTTTGCTAACTCTATTTGTAATTCAGTAGCTTCCGAAGCAGTATATTTAGTAGTAGCTCCCAAACGTTGAGCATCAGAAGTTAATTCTTTTATTTTATTTGAAGTAGTACCTAATATAGCTGCAAGACGGCTATTGGCATATTCAAACTTAACGATATCCCCAACCCCTTCACGTAATTTGGTGAATAAAGCAACAACACCTGTAACAACAGCTTGTGCACCAATATATCCAGCAGCTATGCCTTTTAACCCCATGCCGACTTGACTCAAGCCTTTACCCATGTGCTGTTGAAGCATCAAACCGGAATTTCGAGCAATAATACCCATGTTTTTCATAGATCTATTGCCATTCTCTAATTCAATGATAGCAGCTTTGATTTCTTCCCGATATGCACCTACTGTCATCTTCTGCTGTGTGTACCGGTCGGAGTTACGTTTCACATAATCGGTATTAATACCTATTGTGGAGTTAAGGCGTGCAAGAGTCCGGATATAGTTCTCATCAGTATCTTTCAATACATCTACAGCCTTTTGAAGCTGTTTATTCATTTCTTTTGCTTGTGCCTTACTATGTACTTCCTGATTGGTTAGAGTGATAGCTGTCCGGATGAGCTTTAACCGTTCTTCCTCTGTCAATACAGTTTTCTTACGAGTACTATTACCTGCATTTTGAGCTTTGGTTAAGTTGGCTTCTGCTTTAGCACTTTTTTCTAAAGAAGAAGCATTATCAGCACTCGCCTTAGTAAGTTTCTTGATTTCAGCAGTGGAAAGCTTTTCTGCATTCAACTTTTCCTCTATACGTTTTGTCACAGTCTGGGATATTTCCGACTGTTTTCTAAGAGCTTCGGTCAATTCATTAGAAGCGGAACTCGCATTTTTAGATTGAGTAGTATATATAGAGCCTAACTTTTCAAGATCGGCAATTCCGTCCACATTAATCTTTAACCCTTTTGCAAGATCTTTGGCCGCATTGGCATACGTTGCCCTTACACGCTCAATAGTATTATCCAGTTCAACCAATGTCTGAATCTCACCATCCTTTACAAGTCCTTCTATTACTAATTCTGCCATAATTATAGGTAATGTCTATATTCGATAATCTTTCCTTTAATCTCATTCCCAACCTTATCAAAAGCATAGGTACCGTCCTCTTTTTGATAAACAACATACATACAGCCATCTAAAATAGCTGCTTTCTTCGCCAGTTCACTGATACGATCCAGTTCACTTTGCATTTTCTTTATCTCGCATCCACAAGCCATAGCCTACCGGTACCCACATTCAGAAAAGAAACGCTCTAACCATGGACGAAGATACATGATGTTGAAATACTCCTTTGCAGTATCTCCAACGCCAAGAACCTGCTCACCATACTTTCTTTCAATGGATGGCCCCTCTTTAAAACCTTTTGTTTCAAAGCGTAATCCGGAATCTATTTTTTGCGCAAAAATGCTATCATAAAAAGTACCAGTGATAAAAAGGTTAGGAACCTCAACGGGGCGTGGTGGCAAATAAAGCATCTCTCCCCTAAGAGGTGGGGTTATCTTCTCTTTCCAATGTTTATACCTTTCTGCTTGATTTTGCCAGGGACCGGGTTCATTGAAATAGGTATCGTTATCATAAGTAGGATTCAATAAATGTTCAGTACCATCTATACCACTATATAACTGTTCCTGTATGCAGTCAATAAGCACATTCTTATTTTCCTCCATACATTTGACACACTCTCCCTTAAACCCGGAAGCAATGGAATGAATCACATCATAAACTTTATCAAAATCTGCCATATAATAAATAATGAAATGGGCCGGGCTGCAACTACACCCCAGCCCATTAGTTACTTAGTTATCGTATCGAACACATCAGAGAGCTTCTTCCGGCGCTTTTCCTCTTTCAAGTTTAGCCACACCACATTGATATGAGCTTCAATAAATTCTTCCTTCGTCATCTCCTTTACTACGGAATCAACGAACGTTACACCATCTGTTTTCATGCTACCTGCTCAATACCTCTAATTCCTTTTTCAAACAACACAGAAGGAGATTTCAACGAAGGAACAGCACCTGCTTTGGGGACAATGGTTATTACACCATCAGCATAAGAAGCAGAAGTTGTATTATTCATAACCTCGGCGGCACCATCAGCGATGAGACTTCCGAATTCTTCTGTACGATCGTAGCCACCAATCTTCTCGATAATCTTGTAGGCATTTTCCGCTTCTGTCTTTTCAAAAACGACATCAACCAAGCCCATCAAGAAGTTTTTAGGATTGAAATCTAACTGCACATAATCAAAATTCAACAGGCTTTCTTCTGCATCCTCATGAGCGAAACTTACTGTCATAGTTGATTTTGCACCACTTGTCGGGAAACGAGTAACAGTCGGATAAACAGAAGACATTGAAATACCTGCCAATACATCTGTACCATCATTAAAGCCAATCAAGGTGTTATCTTGATTCCAAAAATAAACGTCCCACCCCTTGTTAGCACACCTCAAAAGTTGGGCATTCAAAACTTCGTCGAAACTCTTTAAAGTAAAGGTATCTGTAAGAGCATTAAGCCCGTTGTACTCACTTGCACCATAACCAGTCGCATTTACCTGTGGATCACCACCATTCGAAGCATATTCCAGGAATGGGAAAATAGGATAAATACGACCCGGGCGGTCAGCATGGCATAATTCAAGTAACTTCTCACTTGTAATATCGGCAGGAAGTTTCACGCCATGTTCTACCATAATAGCACCTTTGACTTTCTTCCAGTCGATTTTACATGCAGAACTACCTGTATTCATCCGGCCACCTTTACATGTTCTAATCTTTCTCATTTTCTTCTACAATTAAGATTATTAATTTTTATTTCCATCGAGCGTATGTTTATGGCATCTATGGGCTCGCTCACAGCCTTACCGGAATCTGTATAGGCTCCGTATCTACCATACGAATAATTCTCTGAATAACTATGTTTCACTTTCTCGTCACAGTCGCAGTCGAACCGGAAATCTTCATATAATACTTCCAACAAACGTTTATAGATTGGACGGAGAATATTCTTGAAAGATGTAGTTCTACGTTCCTCATTACTCCACTCCTTACAGGATGAACAAACTATAATCAACGAAACCTTTGCCTTAGAAAAATAATTTGGATCACTTCTATCTTCATAAATTGGAGTAAAGAGTGCAACCAGCGGGAACTTTTTTTCAGACTGGCCAGGAGATTTACTGTATTCATCTAATATGTCCTTGATATATTGACTGCTACCAAAGATGTAATTCAATCTTGGTGACTTTACAATTTTTGCCCCACCTTTCCCATTAGGGTAGAGGATTTCAAGTCCTTCAGGAAGTTTTCTAACTACTTCTTCAAACAGTTCTGTTATATCCAATTCCATCATAAATTGAAAGCATTAATGGGAGTTAATAGGTTCTTTTGAATCTTCAAACCGGTGAAAGGACAATCATCGGACATCGCCCATTCTACAAAGAGTCGGTTCTTCTTCACCATGCTGTTCCAGACACTAACCTGTCTCTTAATCGGAGATATATACTCGTTAGCACATTTCAATCTTACAAGACCAGTGATAGTAGCCTGTGTATTCATATCACGTAAAATGTGAAAGAACACATAATCGGCGAACGGTTCACTTAGCTTTTCACATAAAAGTGCATATCCGGATTGAGGTTCATCTTTTTCCAAGATATCAACCTCATCTGAAGAATCCTCTTTTTCCTGTTCTACGATCTCCAAATAATCAGTAATAGCTTGTGAAAGACTAAAACCGACAGCAGTATGAAGAAATTCGGTCTGAAATGCCTTGATATACCCGTTTATCACCTCATTTACTGCAAGAGACTGGGGCGAAGGCATTTCAGCGACCGAAGCATTCTCAATATGCCTGGGACCTGACGTAAAATATGAAACATCAATCAACATGGCAATAGTTATTTAGAAGCCTTACCCTTTCCGGTTTTCTTTTCATCTTCCACGGAAACGGTTTTATCATCAACAACAGTTACTTCCTTAGCATCTCCAGCAGGCAATTCTTTTGAATCGGCAGCCGGAAGATTCTTGTTATCAGAAGGAATCAGGGCTTCAAGTTCTGCAATACGAGCTTTCATTGTATCACGTTCATCTGTCAGTTCAACAATAGCTTTATCTTTCTCCGTAATGAATTCAGTAAGTTCACCGATTTTCGCATCTTTCTCTGTGAGCATACATTCCAATGTCTTTCGAGCATCTTCTTCTGTAACAAGACCACACTCGGAAATAGGGGTGAATGAAACCACCCCTCTACCAATCCGAATGCGTTGCTCTTTAAGCACATTGGCTACATCCTTATCATTACCTCTAAGTATGTAATCCATAATATTACTTTTTAGTAATTGCTTCTTTCAGTTCAGCCAAATCTCCATAAGCAAATGCCCAAGGATTGTAAACAGGGAAAATCACCTCTTCACTGGCAATAAGAACCACCTCATTACACAACTTCGTTTCCACATCTTCAGCCCACTCTAACGCAAGATTAGTGTAGTCAACGATAGATGCACCCATGTGCATATCACCAATAAAGTATTTACCGGGTAACATACCGGTACTCTCTACAATCGGACGGTTAGCAATATGCTTAACACCATTGACAACCTTAATAATGCCAAGGTTACGCCCAGTTGTATCCTTCTCTGATTCCATCGCATTAACATCTGACGGATTGAGAGTAATAGCATTGGGATAATACTGTGCATAGGTCATCACGGCAAATGCCGTCTTAATAACATCTTCCGAGTTAGGAGCTTCGATACTTTGGAAGAATGAGTTGTTGACAGTAAATGTCATATTTGCAATGGCTGTTTCCTCACCGGCAAAAGCAACACCTTTCAACAAGATTTGACGGTCATTCATCTTGATAATAGGATTCGCTTTGTTCAAATCTGTCACAACAGCAGCATTGGCAAATGTAATAACCATACCATTGAGCATCAGATCGTACGGCTTTGTGAATTCAACAATTGTGTCTTTGCCCCCATTATGGCTTTCGACAGACTTCACACTACCTGCTTCTCCCTTAATGATAGTATCTTTGATGATACTTTCAACTGGAAGCACTCCAGTGTGATTAGTAATGCCTAACAGGTTCTCACCGTTCCCATCACCAAATAACATGTTCCAATCTTCAGCAAGCCATACAGCTTCCGGTAACATATTCAGAATATAACTTCTGATGAAAACACGACTCTTCAACATACGTTTGGAAATTCTGATATGGGTACCAAGTCGTTTCGTACCTGTCTGAATTTCCTTCATCTTAATGCTTGACTCCGGTAAACGACCGTTTTCAGTAACGTACCGTGCATTCCTGTCGAAGTCATACACTTGTGTAAAGGCGAGCTGCGTATATGTAGGATCACCCTGCAAAGTCGTAATGACATTACGCATATGAATCTTCTGATTACTTACCTGGCTAACAACACGGTTCTGCTGTTGGGTAATCATGATTTCACCACTGTAATTGTCGGTCATGGACACAATATCTTTCAAGCTGAATCCCTCAAAAGAACCTGTTTTACGGCTGTGACCGGCTGCAAACTCCTTGAACTTCTCACTATCAAGCATTTCGCTCAATTTCTCGTCGAACTTATTGATAGTATCCATAGATAAGCCTTTTTGCTTCATTTTTTCAATGCTTTCTCCAAGACTCTTAACCTGGCCAACAAGTGTTTCATTGTCTTTAATCAGTTGAGTAAACTTCTCGCCGTCATAAGACTTCAATAAGTTATTAATATCTCCAAACTGTTTAGTCACATCATCAGGCGTAACAACTCCTTCCAGTGATTTGTTTACGACTTCACACATCATGCCGACGATGTTTTCCATGAATGTTTTCTGTTCTGCCGGCAGACCATCTGTTTTCAGATTAAAATCTGATACTGTAAATTTTTTAGGCATAAAATTTAAATTTTAAGTTATTTATTCTCGAAACAGCTATTCAAACTCTTGAAATCGAATAAAGTGCCATTATCAGCGGCTTTAGACGTTACTTCATCGCTACCATTTTCCCCTTCATTCTTTTCTTGAGTGTCAACAGACGGCTCATTCTTTCCGGTAGTATCTTCAGAAGTATTTTGTAGAATAGCATTCGAACGATATACTTTTCCCCAACAGTGGGGACATCTTACATAATTCATAAGATCCTGCAAACTCTTTTGAGTGAATTCTTTCTCCTCTGACTTTACAGAATCAATAAGAGAAATTACTTGAGTTCTAATCTCTGGAGTGAGCTTCTCCATTTCTTCTCTTACGATGTCCTGCGTTATCCATCTCTGATAATCGGCGGCGTAATCTAATACCTGTTGTGCAAAGGTATGTTCCGTTTCTGCGTCATAATCAAATTGATAACCACAATGAGGACATGAGACAACGGCACCACCGTTGAGGCTCTTTAGCAATAAACTTAATTCCATATCGTAACCTTTTAAACGTTCATCACTATATCCATGCTGTAAGAACGCTTTTCGAACGAAATCAACAGCTTCCTTTACTTGGTCGGCAGTTGCAGATTTGATATTCACAAGGAATGTTTGAGGATTACTTCCCCAACTTGTCAATGTAGAATATTCCATCATACGCCATTCAAGCACTTTACAAGGATCAGTCAAATCCCTTTTGATAGCTTTTACTCCGATAGAGTGTTCAAGGGTTCTTCCATTCTCTGCAAACAGCTTATAATCAGCTAACGTGTCACGACCAATCTGTTTCTCAAGATTCAACTGGCCAACCATAACTAAATTACCCTCTGTTTCCTTACCACTCAATGGAACCCCCAACAATTGATCCGGACGGTGATTCAAGAACCAACGCATACGACCAATATTTTCCTTTAAAGTCTTGTTGAATGATCCGGGCATGGATACGTCTTTCTGTGAGTCCTTCACACCGATACCGTTCACCGCGACGGTAACGATACCCTTCTCATCAACATCATTTGCCTTTGTCTTGTACTGAAGGCTTTTGATTTTCTCTTCCATTTTCAACTTCACTTTTTGTGTTAAGACTAAATATTTGTTTAACTATCTCTCGTTCCTGGTCCGACATCTCAAATAATGTTTTGTCGAACATAGGTTCTTCAAATTTACTTTCACCGATTTGCGCCCTCCAATCATTGTACGTTATCAATCCACTAAGGAACTGGTCTTTGCACCGGCTATTGATATTGGTCTTTACTTCCTCGGCTTCTTTCAACCCCTCCTGCAGGCAATCCACATCGGAGAAATCACAATCCAAATAATATCCGCTTGATTCAAGTCCTAAAAATTGAGTAAACTCACGGCAGAACTGTTTCGCAAATGGAATGATAACAGAGCTATAAACACTCTTTTCTGCCGTAGATTGATTGCTAAAAGTAGACTGGTCTTTGCGAGGAACTAACACAGCAGGAATACCATAAGCACCTGAAATACTAATTGCATCAGCAAGTGTTTCCTCAAACGGTTGCAGTTCTGCAATAGTGAGATTGGTACGTACAAAACTCAATGGGATATCAGACAGCCCATATGGTAACTGGTCCTTACCTACTCCGAACTTACCGAAGTGTTGTTGCAAAATTTCTTTCTTCTCATTATCAGTCATAGCAATGGGTCCGGATTCATCTTGTTTCATATTGATAAGAAATCCTAAACCACCTCGTTTTACATAAATTACATTACGGGCCTCATATACAGCAATAAGGTTCGATATCGGTTTCATTTGTGACATAAGACGGCTTTGAGATTTCATAAACCCAAATCCGGAATAATAACTCACACACCCGTCTCTATCATGCCATACCTGATAAGCAGGTATATTCATTGTGCTCAAAGCGCCATAATTTAAACGATAACCTCTAATAATATCTTCTTGATCAGCTATACCAAACAATGGAATATTACTACCTAAAACAGGCAAGACTTCCATTGCATCAGCAGGAAGTACCCAGTAGTTAGAGCAATAACGCCATTTTTCTACATTAGTGAAGCTATCAGACATTGCAGCACGTGTAAAACTATTGCCAAGACACAGTTTATATACGAAATGTTGATAAACATTTTGTTTCCATGTCATCAAACAATTTGGTCTAAGAAGTATCTGATTCAAATTCTTATTAGCCCAAATAACACTATCATCCTTAACTTTCTTAAACTGAAAGTTAGCACTGGAAATACGAGAAGCGATGTAGTCTATTGGAAAAAAGACTTCTGGTACAGACTGAAAAAGCGTAAGAAAATTTTGAGAACAAACATACGGAGATGAAAATAACTCTTCAACAGTTATCTTTTTCCCTTCCGGAAGCTTCTTCTCTTCAACAGTCTCACTCACGACTTCTACATTAGCATCCTGTACAAGCTCTTCCTCTGACTTAGATTTTTTACGAAACCAACTCATTTATTTCTTATTTGAAACAAATGTAGGAATATGAATAATCGGTTTCTCAAAACACTAAAATCTTGAAAAATAAGAAATGTACAAATTCAGTTATAACAAACTATATAACAACAAATTACGCAGCAGATGATTCGGGGAACGATTTTATTATATGATATGCAAGACCACTTAAAATAATGCTTGCACTTTTATTCTCGCTATTTATGTTATAGTCCATCAGGTTAGTAATGAAATCACTGTAATCTTGAGATTCCTCTAACATCTTTGGTGATAACAAAAAGTTATTCCTTATAAAATCAGATGTAGCAGCTATTCGCTTATCCACATCGGCAAACTCTTTCTTTACTCTTACTTCTGTATCTTTCACAATTTCCCTCAACTCACGTACAGTCTGATAATAGGCAGATGAACATTCAAAGAGACACGTATTGGCCTTGTGCTCCAAACATGCGGTCTTAATTTCCTCTATGGAAGATGTTTCTCTAAACAAGGCATCAGTTAAATGCCACTTATCACCACAACGGGATGCCTGAACAAGAACAAACGTACCATCTACATTCGGCATGACATAAACAAGCCGCTGCGAGTAGACGTTTTGTGCTTCCGGATTAAAGAAACCAAGCATACCCTTACCACCATACAGATTCCTTTTTCGCCGGTTACTAAATTCAGTGTACTGCTCATTACACAAATCCACAACGACATATCGAAACGTATCGGATAAGTGCCCGTGTTCCTCATAAGTTTGCAAAGTAGTTTTATTCTTGACCTTGGTTTTAAGAATGGCACCGTTAGCATCCTTCTGTACACTCATGTAGTCCTCGATAGATACCGAACATGATTCGTCGATGTATATCTCTATGCCAGGAACAGTACAATCAAAGATAGCATTGATAAACTCACCAGTCATGGCAACACTCGGATTCTTATTGCCTACTTTATCCTCAATCTCGAATCCTTCTTTCTGCAATGTATCTATGAATAAGTCCATCCAAGAACGTTTTTCATCATCAATGCTATTGGCCGCCTTTGTTGAGGCATCCCCGTGTAGGTAGACTTTATCACTATACCTGATATCTTTCAGATACTTGGCTACAAGTTTAGAGGACTTCTTTACTGTATTGTTAGGACTTTCGGCGCATGTCTCATGGAACTGCCAAACCTTGATACCGGTAGTGAAATCTACTTGCCAGTACGACACACTGATATATGGCAGTACGTTATTATCTACTGATATATGAATAGGCAGGTCCGGGATATATTTATGTTCACCGGAATGTTTGCCACGGTTGAACGAACCGAAGAACTCGCTACCGGTACGAATAACACCCCACTCTCCCAATGCGTACACATTGTAATAATCCGGATCGTGGACTCTATCATACTCAAAGTCGGCAACACATTGCTCATCATAGAAACCATACGTACCGTCAGGACTACCGACCACCCAAAAATTATTCAAATAGGTAGATTGGATAATAACTGTATTAGGTGCCTGTTCCTCGATTTGCTTAGTACGAAGATTAAGTATTTGCCTGGGTGCATTCTTCTTTACGGATTTGACCTTGGTAAGTTCTTTCGGCAACTCTTTGCCGGCAATGGTAACAGACATTGGCACATCATGCCATTTGTCTTTATCAATGAACTCTTTCTTTATCCAGTGGCTTTCACTGATCGGATTAAAGGTACAAATAATCTGCTGCCCTTTCTTACCACGCAAACGCTTACGTAGCTGCTTGAAATCCGGATGCTCGAACTCTGACCATTCTTCTAACTGAACACGTTTGTAGTTAGAGATACCTTTTATCTTCTCCGGATCGTCAAGACCGGAGAAATCTATCTTCGCAACATTAACCAAACATTTAATAGTATTCTGTTGGAACTTGAACAAATGGGATATGCCAAGACCGGCCGCAGCGACTTTATAATCTTCATAAATGGTTTTGAGAATAGAAGCTCCTACCTTACGCATAACAAGAGTGTTCTCACCGTCCTGTAATGTCTGTATCAGTATGGTTTGTGCCACACTGTACGATTTACCGGAAGATGAACCTCCATAGAGAATGATAAAACGGATAGTCTCATCATTCAAGTACTTCAATAGATAGAATCCGTTAGGATTTAGCTTCTTATAATTTATAACCATATTGTTCTAAAAGTAAGGTTTATCCGTAGGGAAAACACAGGAAATAACCTATAAAATTGTTCTATTCGTCCGATTTATCATTTTCATCAAAGCCAATACGAAGTTCACTGACCTTGTTTCCATCTCCACCTTTGATGTTGACATTCTTATCTGCTTCCCATCCATTCCAAGCACCTAATATCCGGGCCGCTTCTGTTTTGCCATTGAACTCATAGGTAACCTCTCCTCTCTTATTCTGTATCTTCTTCAATGCGTTACGGGCACGTTTGGGAAGTTGGGAAGGAGTTCTCATTTTTGTTTTCCCGGTTGCAGGGTCAACAAAATGAAGATCATCGGGATTGGCAAGCACTATATCCATTAATACCCTCTCAACAGTTTTCCTCTCTACTTCAGACTCTTTCGCTCTCTGCGCCTTAATCTCATTTATCCTTGTACTAACCTTGCTATTTGCTAATAGTCTACTCGCAGCGCTCCAAATTGTCTCTGGCTTCATGTTGGAAGTATTATAAGACATTCGATATGCTTCACTTGCATTACCTTCTGTATCAACGTAATATTTACAGAATTTCTCTTGCTTAAATGTTAATGGTTCCTCTCGCTTTCCCATATCAATTATTGTTTATTCCTATGAGAAAAAGAAGCTGCTCTCTATCTCTTAAAAGCTCATAGGTGGCAAGTAATGTACTGCCGGTTGTTAATATGTCATCATACACTATTATCTTCTTTTCCTTTATCGGACGAAGAAGAAAGAATTCCGGATTCAATCTATCTTTAGTTAGGCACTGAATTGCATTCTCATAGAATGGTATTTTCACCGCCCCAGCTATTTTCGTGCAGATAGAGGTTGCAAAATGAAAGCCCTCGTAGTGTCTCCGTCGCGGTGTGGTGACTATACACCATCCTTCACATCCCCCTACAATGAAGCGGTGGAGAAACTCACACGCTCTCTCTGCAAAGAATGATGCAAGTTCCTCCGACTGTTTAATTTCTGAAAAGCTGGTACCAGTCTTGGAACGGGTGAACTGGGAGATGTAATAGATATCACCCTTTTTATGAAGTGATACCTTTTCTTTCAGATCACATAACCGTTCCTGATGAGACCAGCTCTTACATTTCACCGCTTCCGGCTTATCCCAGTCATCAATACGATATATCTTTCCCTTTCCTTTCATCAAAGATCTTCTTTACTCCGTCCTCGACAGATGTGTAAGACAAAGGTACTAAATAGATATCCCGGTTCACCGACTGCTCCAAATTGTCAAAATCCCGTTTTTCATTAATCAACTCAATTTCAAGCGATTTGTAGTACTTCACTAAAGTAGCAAAATACATAGTAGTCACCGGTTGTACATTACAGATGTTGATTAGCTGACGGTTACATCCTATCGCATAGATAAGTCCTTCGACAGCATCATCCATGTAAGTAAAGCTCCGGATATTCTGACCGCAGTTGTATAATGACACCCTTTCCTCATTAAGCAGGAACCAGAGAAGAGTTCTTTCACGTGGGTTTGGTGAATATACATTATGCAGCCGGCATCCGGTAGCAGTCTTACAATAGACAGATGCGTACTGTTCATCGAAATGTTTACTTATTCCATACATAGAAGTAGTGTTCACAGGATTCGCTGTTGACGAGCTGGCGTACACCAACTTCACCCGGTATAGGTTACAGGCATTGGCAACACTCATAAAGGTATCAATGTTATCTTTCCGGATCTGCTCCAAATTTTCATTGAAAACACTTGTTTGTGCTGCAAGGTGAAATACGCAGTCGATATCACCTTTTTTCAAAAGTTCATGAACATTTGATGCTTCAGTTCCGTTCTTTCGGTCAATACCAATGACTTCAACACCTCTTTTTGACAATTCCCGGCAAAGAGCTTTACCAATAAAACCCTCGCTACCAGTTACAATTATTTTCTTCATCATCACAAAAAATAAAGGGCGCATCTTAAAAAGACGCACCCAGGTTCAACATTAATTTAAAGAATTAGTTATATTTGCGGCAGATACCAAATAGGTATCATTGTGACGTTCAGTCTCTCCTTTGTAGAAAGCGGCAATTTTCAACAAAGTAAGGTGATAGATTGAACGGTGTTCGCGTTTTGTATTATCACAAATATGCGTGCCCGTTTAATATCTATGCTTCCTTACTTGGGTTGTTTGCCGCACCTCTACGAAGGGTGTATTTATTGAATTGGGCACGTTTTTATTTTTAACATACAAAACATGAGTAACTTTAGATCATTCAAAAGCTTCTTCTATTTCAATAGAGAAATAGTGTACTTAATCACCTTTGGGTATATAGTACTAATCTTTATCATCGTAATACTAAGTGTGGTAATCAGAGAACAAAATCAAACTATTAGGTTCCTACAAAATGGAATACTTAGAAAATATCCGGAATCACATATTATTCATAAGCCTCGCATAAACGGACTATTAGACTGCGAATACAGAATGATAATGAACTCAAAGACTAATCACAGGTAAACTATGTGGATACTACTTCCCACTCACTTTCCATGATCACATAACCGCATTTATTGCAACTATGTAAATACGTTGGATATGGAGCTGTCGTGTAATCTTCAATAGCGATTTCATGGCTGCCACATTCCGGACACTCGATTGTAACTTCTTTCAGTCCATCAAAATCCCAGAAAGAAAGTTTTCCCTTTGCAGGTATAGGTTCCGAGAATAATACAGCATTAGAAAGTACCCAATTATATACCCCCTTCTCCGCCCATACAGAGAGATGATTAACAACACAATCAGTTATCATCACACTACCAATAATAGCAGAATTGACAATACTATTACCACATATAAGCTCACGTTGAAACCCCATAGAAAACCGGTCCCATTGAGCTTTTGTAAATACACTATTAGGATTTACCATTTCTATCGGTACTGCGCTTGCATGGATTAGTACACGTTTTCCTATGTACTTCTTAGGGCATGGCCATGTACGATTCTCAATATCTTTCACTCCGGAACATATCAAATAAGCCCATGGCTGTTTTACTGAAATAGCTTTCATATGCTTTTCGATTTATTGAACTATTCTATAAATACACTCAACTATCAGTACTGAAAAAGTAATGAAAAAAAGAGACTTCCAATACTTAATCTTTCTTTCATGCTTACTTTTACATAAATTCCATTCATATTCTACAACTGATTTACAATCATCTTTGTAGTGTTCAAAATGTTTGTTAATGTAATGGGTAATATCATCTACAATGGTATGCTTAACCTCTTCAGATACAGATTCCGGCCAACCACGTTCATCGTAATTCAATTCGGTAATAACCTGTTGTCTTATTACTTTTTCCACACCATTTATACGGAAGCGCATTGATATTCCACTCGATTTAACATGACGCAAGAACATCTCTTTGGCAAGTTTCTCCACCTCTTCTTCTTTCAGCTTGGCTATTGCGTCAATCCGGTCGAATTCTTCTTCATCAACGATGATAATAGGATTCTCCGGCTTCATTCTATGTATTTCCATAATATTCTTTTCTATTCTTGAATTTACTTAAATCCCCATTCTCTCATATAATCAATATTATCCGGAAATCCATCAACTTTTATTGGACTTAGGAAAATTCTTTCACTTTTTAAATCTGTACCACCCCATATTGTAGGCTTACATTCATCGAAGCCTATTTTATCAGATTTACTCAATGAGAAATTAGGCTGAAAACCGTATCCTTGTACACTCTGTCCCAAATACCCACATGCCTTTATAGCCCAATTTAAAGCAATCTCTTTGTGATAATAATTATTGGAATATACAGCAACATAAATTTTATGTTGAAACAAACCGGTTTCCGTTAAATCAGGCTGGCAACTAATGCAGAAATACTCAATCCTTGAAAGTATTTCTTTCACAAACGTCTCGTACTTTTCACATTCTTCTTTAGATAAGAATTCTTTGTTGTCATCTGCAACATAGATTTTCTTAGTAACTTCTTTTTCTAACATAATTAACTCCTTTCACAATGTTATACATTAATTCCAAATAGGATGTTCACAGTTCCGGCAATATCCGGCTGTCAATTCATCACTACATTTCAGATAATTCACTTTCTTGCAATTAGGACACACGTATCGCCTGTAACCTAATATGCGCCCCAATACGTTTAATATCAATCTTTTCATTGTAATCCGTATTTTTCGTTAAACACAGAATCAGCTTGCCGAAATTGCTTCGTGAAGCGATTCTCTTTATATTTTCTCTGTGGAACACATCCTACCATCAGGACAAGAAGTGTGCAGATAAGTAGTATCTTCTTCATCTCTATTTTGCTTTAAATAATAGTTACATTTAAATCCCTTCCTTGGTGAGAAGTCTGCAAAATCGCAGGTTTTAAATATTTGATGCTTGTTAGCCCATTGTGCAATATCCTTTTCATATAAAGTCGGTTTGCGGTCATTATTAAAGTCCCGGTATGGCTGTACAAAAGGAGAAATTCCTAACTCTTTAAGCCTATTTAGTCGATACATATCCTGTTCTACTGTGGAGTTAAAACCTACTAAGACATAACAAGACAAATTACGAGGCTTGATATATTTAGTAACTTCTCTCAACTTTTCTGTAAGGTCAATCTCCGGCAAATCCCAAGCGATGTGGATTCTTCTTTTCAATTTCAACTTACTCAAATAAAAAGCCTGTTCCTCATTCATAATACGTACATCAACACCGTGCAAATTAACCATTTGCCCTTTTTTCTGTAAGTAATTGATCGCATCCTGCCATTCAGGGTTTGCAAAAAAATTGTTATCTAACACCTCGATCCATTCTCCCTTAGGATTCAACTCAACCGGTTCTACTGCCTGGATATATCCCTCTTTTTCACGAACCAAACAAAACGGACATTTCCGAATGCAACCACGTGAGAAAAACTGAAGAGAAAAGTTATATTGAGGATAAATGGAATAGTCCATTAATACACTACTTTCAATCTCACATGATAATTGCTTCTTTATGTCATAGCCAGTCCCACCTTTCTCTATTATGTCAGCCTGCAAAGTCAAGTAATTGAAGTCTGGAGTGAAAGTAAACACTTTGCTTGCCAATACCTTGTCATATTGATTGAAAGGGGTAGCCCATTCCACTTGGTCACCTCTCGCTTTATGATATGCAGACGCACGCATAAGAGCAAAGTTAGGGAAGTGATGACCGTCTACATCTACAATTCCAATGTTCATCATTTTTCTTATGAGAATTATTTATTCCGATTATTATATCTCCAAGCTCCGATAAACCACTTTGCTAATTCCCAAAGAACCCGTGGAGAAAATATAATCTTTCTAATTACATAGAATGGTATTATAGTTTCCATTGCTACGTAGTAGTTATCTTTAAACTTTCTATGCCTTGTACACGATTCTGCTAATTTCTTCTGGTTTAAATCAACCCAGCCATGATAATGTACACCGATAAAATTTTTGTGTAACCAAAATTCGGTTAGTCTTTTTCGGTTCTTACAATCAGTTTGACATATAAAAAATCCCCATCCCATAATCATTCCTTTCTTATCTTGTTAGTCATTAATCAATAGTTCTAATTCAATTAATAATTCCCGTCTCGCCCAACGTCTTGCACGCATATTAGCAAGTTGATCTGTTCGTCGTTTGGCTTTCTTTGAAGCACGGGTATTGTAGGTATGATTGGGAAACTTATCATGACCAGGACAACATCCAAAATCCTGTCTTTTTATACCTTCTTTCCTCATTCTTTTTCTTGTATTAAAAAATAACCTCTGTAAATTCATATGAACTAAGTGCATTTTCCAAACTATCAAAAGAATCAAATTCTCTTTTAATGCGTCCGAACTGATATGAATATACTTCTTCACCTCGTTTACGTTCCATGCTAATAATATACTTGAAACCGTCTTCCCGTGTAACTGTAACAGGATAACCTTCTGTTATATTGTCAATTATCTTTTGTTCGTTTAAAATCACTTTATTCATAGTTCTATTTGTTATTTACATGTTTGACTTTTAATTATTTACATCTATAAAGATAATCGTTATTGACAGGGTATGAAAACAGAAACTTCGCCATTTTAACGCCATTTTCATCAAATCAATTTGATTTGTTACTTTCTTCTTCCTAATTTGATTTTTACCACTTCTCTATTTGCATTTTTTATCTTGATTTCTTAAATAATCAATAAGAGGGAAAAGGGCATCAGAATAGCTAAGATCATAAATTACATCATCATCATAACATTGGGCTACAATGTAATTATCATCTATTGAAACACATCTTAACCAGCCTTTTCCAAGGCGGCAAACTTGAGATTCTATATCCATCCCTCTTATTTTATATTTCTCAAAGTATGCGACTATTTCACGATGAGCTTCCACACATACTTGAAAAGTGACATCTAAATACTTTGTTTCACAAGCATCTGCTTTTTCTACTTTCAGCAAAAGTTTCTGTGCTAAACAATCATCAGAGTGAGAAAGAATTTCTTTCAGATTTTTAATTTCTACGTTTGTAAAAAAAACCGTTTTCATAACTTCTTAGTGATTATATTGGTTTGACTTTTAATCCATTGCACTATAAAGTTATCTTTTATTGACAAGTTTAGCAAACAGAAACTTCGCCTTTTTAACGCCATTTTATTCAGTCTTTTTCTTCAACAATTCAAATACTTTTCTTTCCCCTTCTTTTAGTCCATCGACGTAGCCTTTTGCATGTTCACCGGCATTATATACTATAAAAGAGAGGATCAACAGAAATAGTCCGAGTGAACGATGCCAGTACGGAAGCTGGACCGCAAACGGTTTGATTGTTATAGACAAGTGCCCTACATATAGCAGGAACACAAACAAAATCACACATGAAATAATTGTTGTTTTCATATTACTCTGTAAATAAATTAAGTTGAGTTGTAAACTCGGGTTTATAAATTCTAAATTTACGGTTAAAGAAAGTCTCAAAGGCTGTTACAATTTCAGAGATGGTATTATCCGCAATTCCTAATAATTTATCATCGGCAACTATAAGAGATAAAGCCTTGTCAAGAGTCATTTTCTTCTCAATAAACAGGGAATACACTAAATATCTACGGGTATATTCCCCAGCCTTGAGTGAATCAACTTCTTCAGGAGTGGCCTTTCTCTTGTACAATACTTTATACCAATGTGTTTCAGCAGTACGGGCTCGCTTTTGTCTAGGTAACAAGTCATAAAACACGGCAATTTCATTCTTTTGGATACACTTATGTTTTTTCCGAACACCATACATCACATAAGGAGTGTTCCAATCCGGATGAGTCTTTCGATATTCAAGCTCCAGCTCTCGATCAATAAGATCTTGCTCAAAGTCTTGTTTCATTAACCATTCCTCGAACCAGGCAGCAAGTGCTTCTTCTCGATTATAATAATCTCTTCCATTTACACATATGGGAATCATAATAACTCTTTCTATTGCATTTCACGTTTAAATCTTTCCTCTAAATCAAAAATGGTTTCTCCACTATTACGCCGATAGGGCCTATCGGTATTTAACTGAAGTTCTTTCAGCTTTTTCCAATACCATGGAAGGTACAAATACATATTCTTCAACTCCTTCAAGTTCTTATTTCCACAACACCAGCAACTCACACGATCAAGTAGTTCATATAGCCTTACTCCATCCTCACACCAAACAAAGCCTTTTGTATAACAGTACTGGAGTGCATCTGCTTCTGTAACCCCCCAGTCACGAAGTGGTAAAACCCGATTAGCCCGATTTTCTTTTTCAAAGCGATGCATCTCATCGGCAGCAATACCGACATAATCAATTCCATCTTTTGTGTGAGCTTTCAACGCACGAAGTTTTTCACTCGTTCCCCACCGGCATGTTCCCCCACACCAACTATATCCTTTTTTATGGATAATATTGGTCCCTCTTTTCTTAACCGGCCTTTCAAACATTGTCCAAAGAAAAGGTTGCTCCGGATGCAGTTCTGTATATTTAATGCCAAGTTTTTTAAGAATTGGAAGAACAGCATCACGAGTGTTATAGATTGCCTGAAATTCCATACCTGTATCATAGAAAACGACTTCATCCAACTGATATCCTTTTTCTATTAGCATGAAAAGCATTGCCAAAGAATCCTTGCCAAAACTAACTGAAGCATAATATCTCATACAAGAAACTTATTATTAGGTGAGTCCTTTTTTTTGCTTTGCCCTCTCGCTATTAACCTGTGACATACACATACGGCACCATGACGATAAACACCGGTATTTTTTTCCATGCGAAGTAATCGTATTTGCGTAAAACCGATTGAGATAGAAATAGTGGCCGCAATGGGTACATTTTTTCATCTCTCTACCACCTGCATCAAACTTTCTATTTCGAGGTTTACGACGAATAAGAGTACATCCCTTACAATAATTATCTTCACCCCGATATCGACGGCAATGCGAAAGGGATTTTATTCCACATTTCGCAAATGCTTTGCAATCAACACGTACAAATGAATGTGTACTCATAGCCTTCGTTTATTTTGAAACTTATTTAACACACGAGAAATTACCTCCATATTATCAGTCATCATCCATTCTTTTGCAACGTTCCAAGCAAGACTCATAACTGGATTAAAATTATCTTTCCTTACCGTATGGTGAGATAAACGTCCTTCAGTTGGTTTCAAATTCTTATCATGTAAAATACATAACCCATTTTCAAAGAAAGCACAATACTCTTTGCCAGCAACAGGTTGAATCATTGGAACAGCAACATTGATAACTCCTAAAAAGATACCGGTAGCCCAATTTGTCAGTTCCAATCTATCTGCGTAACCTGCATCAATAATCCTTTCAATATCATCAGGAGTACCAAGACAAGGAGTATGACATTGTTGTTTACAAATGCTACATGAACATTGAACAGGTACACGACCTGATGCCCTCATTACCCTTTGTAATGAGGCTTCTCTTGACAACTCCCCCATAATTATTCAGTAATTGAATTTAAGATAACTTTCGCACGCTCTATACACCAACGATTGAGGTATGACTGCCAGCAACCAATAGAGGGAGTCCACCTAAAAGTATTATTTTCTTTCAACTGTGACCGGATTTCCTTACTCGGAATACCGGCAAAAAATAACTGCAGACGGTTCTCTTTAGCATTCTCAACGACACGTACACCACTGATAGTGTATTCTTTATCTTCTGTCTCTTTTAGCTTTCTTGCTCGATCACGACGCTGCTTCGCATCCCGGATACGTGCATTATTATTAGAAAGCATATAAGAAGGAAAACCATACTCGCCATAACGGTCAGGTTTAGTTAGCTCGATAGCTTTATTCTCTGAAAAACCTAAAGTTTGCAGTTGTTCAACCTTTGCAATATCATTTAGTTTTTTACTTCTAACTATCTTATTAGCAGCTTTCATCATCCCTTGAGCTTTCTCTAACGCATCGACCTTTTCTTGCAATCTGTCTACTGCGTCATCATCTCCTAAATAAATGGAGTTATTATTTTCAGTAGCTTCCGCTTTCTGTGCAAAGTACTCTGCCTTCTTGGAAAGCTCAATACTTTTATCCATTTTGGCCCCTATTTTATCCCGATATTTACGATCTGCTAACCCGTGCACAGGTTGTCCCATTGGAATAATACTTGCCATTTCTGACGATTGCCTGCAAGCTACATCTGCAGCTTCGTTACTTTTCTTTGCAAGTTCTCTGAATCTATCAGCTCTTGCTTCCTGCCTTTCTTTTCTGTTCATAATTCTTTGGTTTAATTTGGTTTGACTTTTATAAAATTGAAAGACCACAGCCTAAACTGTGGTCTTATCATTACTTCGACTTATCAGTAGGAAGCAAATCATCAAATAATCCGGGAACTCGCGGCTGTAACGCTTCAAATTCTTCCCGGAAAAACTCTTCTTTGGTCCTACCTTGCTTTTTCCCTTTCCTTGTATGTACATCAAAAGTATATACTGGGATGGCAATAGGATAACGTCTAACATCATCTATCCATTTCTCTATGTCAACATCTCTTCTGTCATAAATAAAGTTCTGCAAATGATCTGCATCCCGGTTCTTCCTACATTCACAAAGAAGAATAACCGCTTTGCTGACAAATATCCTGCCCTTGGGGGCAGTAGCATTTTTATTTACCAGCTCATGACCTTGCCATAATGCTTCTATCTCTTTTGTTATGATACCGAAGCAATCCTCTGCACTAATGGTATATAAACGCTTCCACACATAGTCGCGGTATCCACTCGCCCATAATTCCAAGGCAAAAAAGCCGGCTACCCCGGTATCGGCTCGCCGGATCGCTTTTTGCATTGCAGAACTCACCTCGAAGAAATCATATCCGCAAACTGTTCTAATAATCATAATTCTAATTTAATGGTTTGACTTTTAATTGATTACATCAGTAAATTTAGCTAAAAAAGACAGATATAGCAAACAGATTGAACGCCATTTAAACGCCTTTTTTACAGGTTATTAGAACTTGAATTTGCAGGATATATTATACTGTACAAGCTGCTTCGTCTTATCCTTTCCATTATTCGTCGCACTCTTGAGCTGGATACTATCACCGAAGTTCTTTTTGATGAAAAGAATAGATTTGCGTTCTTCTTCCTGATTCCTGATCGAAGCAAGACCACCAGCGTTCACAAATGTGCTCTTTTGCTCAAAATTATAACGCAGATCGGTTAAAATCTTACGCTCTTTGTACTTAATATAACAGGAAATCCAAAAATCTTCTTTTAAACGTATCTCTTCATTCCACCAAGTGTTCTTGTTATAGATTACTCCATAACTGCAACCGGTTATCATTTTAGACAGGGAAAGAAAGCCGGTTTCGTCATACATAACAGGAGATATCCGGGAAGTGAAACCAAACAAATGCACGTCCATCATACTAGCAATCTCAAATAGAGATTGAATAATATTGGTGATTCTATCCTTATCTTTCACCCGGCACGGTTCACCTTTTTCTGCATAGATCGCTTTACAGGCATGAACATCATCGTCGAGCATGAAGAGTTCGCCAAAATGTTTCGCCATCCAATTACGTTTAGGGATGAGGCCGATTACATCGTTCGGATGAGTAACTATTTCACATTCCGGGTTAAACTGCTGGTACAAGTCAGCTTGACTTTCAGCAACGCAAATGATAGGATCGTTCACCAACTTTTTAGCGAACACCCGGTCATGGCGCTTATGACTTGGTATTACTATTTTGCAGGGCATGGCGAACATCTTTTATGTCGATTACATTACTCTTACTTACTTTCCCGGTCTTGTACGACTTCATGTGCTGCATATCCAGCCTTTCACGAAGCCAATTACTATCTACCTCATTGCTTGAGGTTATGATAAACAACTCATGCTTTTCGTCATATTTAGGAATAAGGGGGTAAATGGCTGTATCATCTGTGATGGCATCGAAGCGCTCTTTAAATTCATCCTCCTTCTTCTCCGGCCCGAACTCGATACCCCAGTCTTGGAGTTCTGCTTTATTCCATTCATTTTCCATAACGTCCAAATCATTCTCACCGAAATTGACGTTATCCTTTGTAGCATACTCTCTCAACTTCTTAACAGGGGTATCAGGTGCCAGGACCTTACATGGAAGCTCTTTGTAACCAAGCTCCTTACATGCACGCAAACGTAAATTGCCACAAACGACAATATACCGGCCATCATTATAGGGAAATATTATAAGTTCCCTAAGTTCAAGCATTTCAGGCGAATCCTGAATGCTTTTCTTCATCGCTTCAAAGCGATAGTCACGGAAAAAGCGCGGATTCTTCGGTAATCCCGTGAGCTGCCCTTTATTAAAATCAAGTAGGCAGACTTGAATTGTCTCTGTCATAACAAACTGCATTAAAATCAACAACACAAACAGTCAGTAGGCAAACTTGAATTGTCTCTACCATAACAAACTGCATTAAAATCAACAACACAAACAGTCAGTAACAACACCTTAATCACATCTTTCTGACTCATCAGAAAGCAAATCAATTGCTCTCTTAATTTCAGCCTCGATATCCTTACATCCGTAATGTTTTAGAAAAGCAACGGTAACTATTATAATATCAGCAGCTCTCTTTTTATATTCCGGATGGTCTTTTATATCGTCGCATGGTAATTCTGATAATTCATCAAACTTCCTCCAGGCAGCAGATATTTTTAAACTGAAAGCCTTTTTAGAAGTATTATCATTCAGATGAAAGCGGCGCTCTATAATCTTTAATATTTTAGGGGCCAACTTATTCAATGTTATCATAAATGATTAGGTTAAATTGTTAGACTAATAATAATCTCACACTGTTTGATGCAGGCTGGTCCCTTATATGGAATCTGTAAATAGTCCTTTTATACATACACATGATAATTAAAGTTTTTCTTGTAGCTTTTCCATCGCTTCAGTTGCACAAAGCAAAGCGTAATTACTATCAATGGAAATATACGTTTGAATTGTAAACCAAAAACCTAATATCCTAACTTGCAAGAAATAGGCAGTCTGGAAATTCTTTGCTTGAAATTGCCCTTCTAAACGCATATACTTAGAAAGACTAAAGTAAGTAGCATCTACTTTTTTTATTCTTAATTTTTTCATTCTATACTTTTGGAGATGAATACGTTTTTCACTGGCCATAGGAATATTATCAAAACTCACAAAATTCATGGGAGTAGTAGCAAGAATACCTATTGGCATATTATTGGGATGCCCATTTTTAATAGGGAACATTTTCGGATTGCTCCTGTATGCCTCACGAGCCATTATCATATTTTGGATCGCATGAATATGTATGACTTCCTCTCTGATATCTGATACATGAAACACAGGGAGATTACAAAATAAATTATGCAGTTTACAGGAAACTTCAATGACCTCTCTTTCTTTATCTGTCAACATGCAATTACTTATTTATAGGGTCCGTTGTATCCATATATTTCCTGTATTCCAGTTCTGTTTTAGCAAGGTTAATAAGAGTATTGACACCTTGAAAAACCTGTTTGGCTTGATTTACTTTATTAGGATCTTCTTTCACGTCCTTTATTTGTTGTAAAACCAAGTCTCTCATATCCTGTAAGATAGTAGGATTCACAGTAGATACCTTATTCAACCGTTCATTTGCCAATACAACAACTGTATTTGTTATCGACCGGAAACGGTTCAACTTGGAAGCTAAATCAAACATACTAAATATCAGTACTTTGCCATTGTTCAAGTATATTTCAACTTCTGTTCCATCATCACCGGTACCGTCACAGTAGTTGAGAATTACAATTTCTTCATTCTGATAAAGGAACGGTTTGTTAACCATTTCCTTTAATCTATCTATTGCATTATCACTCATGATTCATTCTTTTTTGTTGCTTTATTAATTTGTCTATTCAAAGCTCCTTTTAGCTTGATGAGGTACTGAACATCTTCCGGATACCGGGCATACATTGAGTTTTGCGTTTTCATTTGTTCAGAACGACTAATCATGTATAAGTTCTCGATACAAATATTTTGCTTATCTCCATCCTTGAACTGAATATTGTAACCAGGAGGGATTTCACCGTTATGTTCAATCCATACAAGCCTGTGTTTCAATTCAAAAACATTCGGTTCTGCAGTTTTCACTTCAATGTAACCGTCACGATTTACACGTTCATATCCAACCTCTTTATGGTTCTTTGGGATACATCCCTTCTTGAAACGTGTAGCTTTCGTTTTTTCAATTTGAGCATCAGACATATATTCAGATTGCTTGAGTCCTTTATTCATAGGTTGGTGCCCTTTGGAAAAGAAACCTTTTGAAGAATGTTCGAATAAGAACTCGGCAGACTTTCTTAATTTTAATTTGAAAGCCATGCCGGAAACAGCACTTTCAGTTGAACCAAGTATCGAAGCTATTTCAAGGTTGGTGTGGTCAGGATAAAGAGCTCTTAATTTTTGCCTTTTCTCCGGACTCCAAACCCTTACATCTGGAGAACGTTTTAATTTACGTATTAATGCTTTTGCCTTCACAGCCTCAGGTGTTTTGTCCAGGCGACCAGCAAGCTCTTTCAAATTAGCAGTTGGATACTCGCTATCAAGTATGGCGAGTTGCTCATTAGTCCAAGTTCTCATAAGCATATCAATAAAGAGAGGAAACCATTAGGCTTCCTCTGTGTTATCGTTTTCAAGTTCTTTCAATCTCTCATTGAGTTTCTTTTGTTTCTTGTCGAAAGAAGCAGCAAGCTGCTTACTAAGTTCAGTGTAATCATCAGGATATTGCTCTGCAAAGAGAATATTTTGACATTTCTGCATACAGGGATAGAACATCACATCATTACTTGAAAGATTGTTAGCAATGAAAGCCCGATACCAATGATTTCGATCTGCTTGGTTATTTCTGACATATTTCACAAAATCTGAATCTTTTTCATATTTTGACAACTTCAATATTTTCAGATATTCGCTACTACAATTACGGAGAATCATAACATCAAATACCGTTTGTTCATCAATAGACAATTCTTTATCACGTTGATAATAAGTTTTTTCCTGTGCCCATTTTCTCATAGTTTCAGCACTCTTCTCAATAACCTTATCCTTAGCTTTCTTCAATTTTCCATTTATCTGTTCCTTTTCTATCTCTTTAGGATCGGCAACGGCAGCAGTACTGGAAGCAAGCTCTTTCCTCGTATAGTAGAATTTCACTTCAAATTCCGGATAATAATAGCCAAAAAATGAGATACATCGATAAATATCTCCATCATCAAGCATCTTTAAAGTACGCTCATCATCAGCATCATAATAACATGAATATCTAAAGACTTCATCCGGATTGACCACTGCAAATCCAAGTTGTTTAACAGCTTCTAAAGCACTCTCATATTGCATCCTTCTTTCATCGCTCCAATAAGAATCGGCTTTTGCTACAATTACAGTCTTTCCAAATGAAAGAGGTTCACCTACCTTTACTAGATTTTCACTTTCAAGCATAATCTTCCGAACTACATACGCTATCCGCTTTTTATTAAAACAGGTAGCATTAATGCACCGGGCATCTTTATTGTTCATCTCATAGAATAGACAACCATGATTACAGGTATTAGATTCACATTGAGAGCATGGTTTAAATTCTCCATTTTCCCAATTATCAGCGTCCTCTTCAATCCAATCGGCTTTTTTAAGTTCCATAAAAGAATTACTCACATAGTCCCGAATCATAGCGGTCGTGCATTGTTCATCTTCTTCCTCATGAAACTCTTTTTGAGTTTCTTCGTCAAGTTTTGAAAGAATCATTGCACCGGATAATGGGATATCTCCATTTCTTACACGTTCTTTCAGTTCCGGAATAAGGCTATTTAGCTTTATACGATCAAAGACAAAGCGAGCAGACTTTCCAAATTTAAGGGCAATATCCTCATAACTACGCCCTCTCTCTGACAACTGCGCAAAAGCAAAAGCTTCTTCGATAGGATCGACATCTTTCCTTTGAAGATTTTCAGTAATCATTGCATCGAAAGCCTCATCATCAGTCATCTCTCTGACAATGCAGGAAATAGTTTGAAACTCCTCTGACTTTTTACGATGGGCTTTAATTTTAGCAACATTGGCTTCATCTTCTTTAGCTTTCAGAAGCGATATCGCTCTGAAACGACGCTCACCACAAACAATCTCATACGAACAGGGAATTGTTGTGACATCACCAGTCTCTAAGTCAGTCACATCTTCGGATTTGGCTACTCTGACAGTGATAGGCTGCAATAAGCCTTGTTTCTCAATGTTACTTGCAAGCTCTTGAAGAGTTGCTTCATCAAATGTCTTTCTCGGATTCAAAGGAGAAGGACTGATAAGGTCAATTCTAATGTTTTGTACTTCCATAATTTTTAATTATATTGGTTTGACTTATAGTTTATTACATCAGTAAAGTTATCGTAAAATGACAAGTTATGCAAACAGAAACTTCGCCATTTTAACGCCATTTTCATTGAGGTTTATTACGTATTTGAATAAATCCTCTTCTTTCAGTTTCCCGAAGAAGTTCCATATCTTCTTCTCGTATTTCAGCAGGAGTTTCACCGTTCACACTTCGATAAGTTCCAATACCGAAACGCTCTCTGATACGAACAATTTTATCCGGATCTTTAGTAACCCAGTAAATTATAACTTTCATAATAGCTATATTCTACGGCTCTCACCACACAGAGGGAGAACATTAAACGTTTTAAAGCGATCCACTAATCTTGGCCCGAAACGTTTCTTAAATTCGGCTATGCCAAGATTCGATGTTATATGATACTTCTTGCCGTATTGCTGAAAAATCTCATACCGGGCATAAAGAAATTCATCAATAACCGAATCGAGGCTGGTACCATACGATTTTTGATTTTCCGTTTCCAGACCGATATCATTCAAGCAGATATTAAAGGGGTTTGGTTTAAACCCTTTAGATTGATTCTCATTGTAAGTGTACAAGTCAATATGCCCGTGAATTTTATAGTAATTCATCATTTGAGTAACAGACAAGTTTTCAAAAGCATTGGGGTTACAAGTGAGTTTTAAATAATCTGCAAAGACCTGCATCAACATTGTTTTCCCGGTACCAGGTTCACCAACGAGCAAAAGATTCTTATGAACTTTGTAATTCTCTTCCGGAAACACATTTTGAGCATACCGGCATCCGTTGAAGTAGTACAGAAGAAACTGAATTAGTTTAGAGTTGTTTTCATCAACATCAAATTTTCTAAACTCCCGTTCTGTATAATCTGTACCAAGGTTAGATATTAAATTCCAATGGCTGTAATACTCTTGCGTGTCAGTTAAGTCATATTCAGAAACGTCCTGAATACTTTCCTTGTGCCTTTGTATCAGATTCTCTATCTGTTGGAGCGTCAGCTTCCGCTTTCCGGCTTCCTTCTCCATCAAATTTTGAAGTTTGCTTGATAAATTCTTTTCCTCTTCCGTCATGGTCTAATTCATTTTTTCGATTTTCACGAATACGATCCAGTATCCAAAGGTTTGCTTTGGAATCCCACCGCTCTATTTTCACTCCATTGGCATTCTTCCACCCTATCGAGTCAAAGTGATTGAAGAATATTTCTGCTTGCTCTTGCCAATCATCTAACCGTTCCGGAGCATTTTGCTTGATGAAGTGTTGGATAACCTCATCAAGCGTAGGAGCAATAAATTCTTTTGCGACTCTTTTAGGTTTCTCCGGTTTAGAGGGTGGGAAAAGCTCGCCAGAGCTACTTTCTTTCTTACCCCCTTTAGGGGGTTCTTTCTTTGTCTTTGTCTCTGTCTTGTATTCTTCTTTAGGGGGTATGGGGGAGCTTTCTTGAAAAGGTGTACCTAAAGGGTACCCTAAAGGTGTACCTAAAGGATGCCGTAAAGGTGGTATATTTTGCATACCTTTTTGTACACCTTTGATAGAATACGTTGATTTATTGCCTCTTCCATTGCCTTGTTTACATTCAATAAGACCTGCTTGAACTAATCTATTTCGGGCGGACTTGAATACTTTTACAGACACTCCCACGTCAGATGACACCTTTGTATCACTACGTGTCCAGTTATCCTCCCAGCCTAAACGATTCGCAATTTTTAGCAAGTAAAAATAAAGCCTCGTTTCACAGCAGGAAAATTGCCAGCTTTCGTCAAGTTCCCAAAACCTATTGATAAGTTCAATATAAGTCATATCAATTTATAATAATTCCGTAAGACATTGTTTATATAAGGTTGAGGATCAGCTTTCAGATAATAGCAAACGCTATTAATGAACTCAATCAACCCATGACAAACGACATATACACTACCATATTTCTCTACCAATGCCTGCCACTCTTTTTGCTCATCAGACTGCGTTCCGGCACGTTTACCTTTTACATGTGGAGTTTTCATCTCTATGCAAAGACTGCTCTTACCACCGCGAGGAAAAAGCAGAATCAAGTCAGCAACACCAGCGATGGCACCTTCATATTTACGCATAGCACCGCTTTTCTTTGTTCTGACACCGCCGTTTGGTATAGCAAAGAGTAAAGGGCCTACATTGGGAAACGTTTCTCTGAACCAAGTTACACAAATGTGTTGTATCTTAGTTTCAGAATATTTCACCTCCAATTTACGAATATCTTCTTCAGTCATTTTTCTGCTTGTTTTTTTGAAATCGTAGCACATTCATTTAGAAGGTCAACGATTTGTTTACACCTGTTCCTGCAACCGACAAAGGATATTATGGTTTCCCATTCAGGACCGAACAACATTTCTTTCTTGTATTCCTGAATATGAGTTTTCTGCCCATTTATAACTAATCTAAACGGCTTCATAATTTATCCCTAAACAAGTCCATTGCAAGATTCACCATATTCTCTTCTACTTGATCGTCCGTACCGGTAACACCGTTGGCAATGTTCTTCTTTGTTTGAATCACATCATACATATACTTGTCGATAGTATCCTTACCTAAGAAGTAATAGCAGTTAACGTTGTTCTTCTGACCGTTACGGTGCGCCCGATCTTCTGCCTGTTCGCAATCACTGAACGTCCATGGGAATTCAATAAATGCTACTCGACTGGCAGCCGTCAAAGTAAGCCCGGTACCGCCCGATTTGAAGTTCAGAATAATCAGTTTACAATCCGGATTATTTTGGAAAGAGTCAACGGCATATTGCTTTTGGTTGACATTATCGGAACCTGTTACAGTTACAGCTTTAGGAAATTCCTTTTTCAGTTCTGCTACAACTTCTTTCAAGTAACCGAAAAGTATCAGCTTCTCACCACCGTCGATAACATCATGGACAAATTCACAAACAGCCTTGATTTTACCTCTGGCGGATATCTGTTTTAAAAGCTGCATCTGCACCATGACGGCACCATTCATTGATTTCTGCACTTGTTCGTCCGAAGCATTCTTGTACTTCTTCAAGTATTTTACCATATCAGCTTCGGCAGCCTTATACTCTTTGGTGGTAGTGATATCAACTGTCAAGTATTGACGGGTCTTGTCCGGAAGTTGTGTAAGCACCTTTGACTTCTCACGACGAAAAAAGCAAGTATTCCATAGTCGCCAATTTAGCTCTTTAACGTTGGATGCCTGTTTGGGACCATCACAATACCTTTCAACATACCGGCTATAACCTCCAAAGTCCTCTAATCGACCTAATATTTTCAACTGTTGTATCAAGTCTGTATTATTGTTGACTACAGGAGTACCGGTCAATGCGAACACATAACGTTTTCCTTTGCAGATGCCTTCTACAAACTTTCCTTGCTGTGTCTTACTTGATTTGCATTTATGAGATTCGTCAATGATAACAGACCTGAACAAAGAAACACGCTGATCGAAAGCAATACTCTTCATTGTGAACTTGGATTCCTTATTTACAGACCTCACAAAGAACTTGTTCAATGACTCGTAATGAATACTTCACAAAGAGGACTACCATCCGATCTCTTACATTCATAAAAGGACTGCCAGGACTGCCGGTTTCTGTCATCAAGTATAATAGCGTTAATCCCTGCGAATTTCTTGAATTCACGTTGCCAGTTGACTTTCAATGCAGCAGGGCAAATTACAAGTACTGGAAAAGATTCACCGTAAATGGGCGCTTCTTTATGTGCCTTAACAACTGCACATATAGCTTGCAATGTTTTACCTAACCCGGGCTGGTCACCGAAAAAACAGCGTTTGTGCTCTATTGCATACTGTACTCCCTCAAGTTGATACTCGTAAGGTTGAAGTAACATATAGTGTTCACCGACAAAAGGTTTCATCGGAGGAATATCATAATTAATATCTTCAGTAACCTCACGTTCCTTAACAGTAGAACAATAACGCATCTGAACAGCCCATTGCGAAAAAGCTCTCACATACCAATTGGCGTCACGTCCAGCAGGATAACGCGCATCATTGATACTAACAAGCCACGCCCGGTCTGTCCCGTCATAGCGTGGCTTACTTGGTATCATCTTTATGACCTCGACCAGCTTTGGGTGATACTCGAACTGAATCCGGTACAGATTGGGCGTCTTAGTCACATAGATTGGTTTCATGAAGCAGGTTCTAATACTAATTCTTGATGTTCAACAGTTGAGAGTATATCATTATCATCACCATCCTCATTCAATGCATCAGCAGCTTCATCTGTTTTCCCAAATGGGTCATCACCATCTTTAAACTCGAATTCTCTTTGAATCTCTGAACATTTATTCTCTGTAACATAGAGTTCTGCTTCATACAAGAAATTGTAAACAGCATCACGAAACTCCTCACAATGCGCATACGATTCATTGTCCGGATCGAAACCAATACCAGGAGAACAAAGATTAAGAACTTTGCTCGTCATAAGAGTTCGCTTACCAGTCAGCACACAAACCTCAAAGGAAGAGTCACCACCAATGCTAACACCGGTTACATTGAACTTCTTGAAAAACTCATCTTCAAGACATGACTCCGGACGTTCCCAATTAATGTACCCGGCTTCTTTCTGCTCTGTAATATCGACAATGTAAGGGATAAGCTTATTAAGCGAATCCTTCAAATCCGGATGAACAGGATTAATCCCCTTGAAAACAATATCGTTTCCCTCCTTGTCTGCATAGACCACCTCAAGACATCCCTTTTTGGTCAATTTTGCTTTTGAAATATTCAAATCCATTTTAATTAAATTTTTAGTTAATACTTACCTATGCAGGTATTCATTAATAAAATCTTTATAGTACTGGTCAACAGGCAGTGGCAAATTGATTCCTAATTCGGTGGCAGCATCAGCCTGAACCTTATCCATGAAAGTTTTCATTTGGATCGTATTCAATTTAGAAGTACTTCCAACAACCGAAACAATATTTCCATTCATACATATTTGCCGTGGAAGAAACTTCCGGCAATAGTAATCATGAACATCTAACTTATCCGTACCTGTCTCCCTCTCAATACAAGCGAACCACAACCACATTAGTGCATTCTGTGACAGTGTACGTGGTTCTACCTTTCTCTTGATACTTACAGTGTAAGTTCCATTTTTGAGTGTGGAACAGAGGTAGTCAAACGACTTATCCATTGTGACTACCCCGTTTTGTTTTGTTAGAATAGCTTCTGCCATATTTAGAATGGTAAATCATCAGGCGGTGGTACCTGTTGATATGGCTGTTGCTGATATGCAGGCTGTTGTACCTGTTGTTGCTGTCTCTGTGGTTGTTGTGGTAATGGTGGAGGCACAGGAGCAGCCTGTTGCTGAACTTTCGGTGTAAGCATCTCGATACTGTCAACAAAGACTTCAGTTATGTAACGCTTAACTCCTTTGCTATCGTCATAGTTACGAGTGCGTAACTTACCTTCTATATACAACTTATCTCCTTTATGGACGTACTTCTCAACTATTTCAGCAGTCTTATTCCAAAAAATAAGATTATGCCATTCTGTACGCTCCGGCACCTGGGTTCCATTTTGTAAGGTGTACGCCTTATCTGTTGTAGCAAAAGATAAAGAAGCTACTTTTGCTCCACCGTCCAATGTTCTCACGTCCGGGTCTTTACCGGCACGCCCTATAAGAATTACTTTATTGACACTCATTTTCCTTCCTCCCTTATAGTTACACGAATACTATCCGCTTTAGTTGACGTTTTTAAATATTGAGAATATAATTCCGGGTGATCTTCCTGAAATTTCTTTGTATCAAAACTCTTACCCGTTGAAGAGGGAGTATAGCTAACACGCAATCGGCCAGCGTCCCATGATTTGACTCCATTCTCACGCATGGCTGATTTAAGTTGTTCCTTGTAACCTTTCTGCACTTCAGCGATATAACTCGCCTGTTCCTCTATATCAATAATAGTATCTACTAATTGCATAGGAATAAGCTGTTTCCCATCAGTGGGAACAGGAGCATTAGGTAAGAAGTGTTCACCATTAATCTCACATTCCAGTAATCTCTTAACCTCTGCATCGGGTTTACGCTCAATCTCAACCAATTCAGATTTATCACCTCGTAACCAAATTCCAAACAGCTTATCAACTTTGATAAGTGGGTTTTGAAGTTCAAACAAATAGGCATAAATTGATAACTGCCAACTCAAATACTCACGGTCAAGACTTGCAGTAGTCTTGATATCAACAAGGCTGATTTTCTCGTCCTTTTCCCAAACACAATCAATGTTTGACGCAAAGTATTCGTTATCAGACACCGTATACTCATTGGCAAAAGCCTTATATCCGGCATTTAGTCTTTCCCTGATATAATTAATAGCTTCAATACTCTCGGGTGGCAATCCTGTTACATCAGCAAACTGGCATTGTCCATGAATACGACTACCTTTTTCAGCAGCTCTTTTCAAAATGTATTCTGGAATATCCTTATACTTATTGGGAAATAACTGCCGGCTAATCATTCCGGTAATACCTTTTAGCTGCTTTTCACCAAGAAAATATGTGTGGTTCTCTTCCGAGAAAACCACACTCGATTTAACTAACTCTATCATTGTGCCGGGTAAATTTTGCCCATATTCATACAGGCGTTTACAAACTCTTTATCATTTTGCATAGCCGGATTGCCATACCATACTTTTTCAAGTTCAGCTCTGCTTTTGACAGCAAGCATATCACCAATAGCCTTTTTTAATTGAGCACCTGTATATACAGGAGCAGTGTTAGCAGGTGTTTTTGCAGGCTGTTGTGTATCTTCCTTCTCATGAGTATTGGTTGAATCGCTATCTTTCGCATCATCAATGCAAAACAGACCGTTAAGAGCGTACTTTCTTGCATAAGAAGATGAGGCCCCAGTGATTTGGCTCCCATCCATTCCTTTCTTTGTCTCTTCTTCCCTTGCAAAAGCAGTAGTCACTTCTTTTTCTCCCTTGTCATTAGTCAAAGTAACAGTTGCTTTTACGTAGATCCTGTTACCTACTGCGATCATCTCATCACTTAGAGTTAATGTACATTTTGTTTCAGCAAGAACAGGTTTCACTGATTCAAGAATATCCTCACAACTACGGTACTTGTATTTACCGAAAGTATTATACTGCCCTTTGGGGGCTTTCAGCTTTTGCTGAATGGTTACTAATTCTTTCATAATTCTGAATTTAATGGTTTGACTTTTAATTCTTTACATCCATAAAGTTATCTTTTATTAACAAGATGTGCAAACAGAAACTTCGCCATTTTAACGCCTTTTTTGTAACAAAAAACTGCCTGTACGATATTGTACAGGCAGAAAAGCATATGTTACAAAAAAGTCCAATGTACCTTATGGATCGGCTACGCTTAAAGGGTGTACGGCTCCCGCTGATTTATGCACATCTAAATATGTGGACGGTGCCGGTATCGAACCGACCTCTTTACATTGTGCGCACTCTGTAATGTTTCATCCAAGAATACTGCCCGCCCAAATAAAAAAGATGTACTATTCTCACGAACCATTACATCTTATCATGATACAACACTAAATAAAGACACGACATCTATAACTGGTTAGGTGTGGAGAAACCCGGATTCGAACCGGGACGATAGATTACCTATGTATGACTTTCTTCAATCTATCTGCATACTTGCGTCTACCAATTCCGCCATTTCTCCAATTAAAAAAGGTACACTATTCTCACGAACCATGTACCAAACACACAAAATAAAACACGACAAAACTACTAAATAACTCTCACGAGCTTGTGAAGCTTGCAGGACTCGAACCTGCACTGGGTGTCTACTTTCTCGAAGGGTCCTACGATACTCATATACAGATTTCCACTGAACCAACTCTGATATTGAGTGCGCCTACCAATTACGCCAAAGCTTCATAGTCTACACAGAGCTCACCGTGTCGCATGGAGAATGTTACTCAAAGCTATCTATATCACTTATTTTCACAAACAGTTTCCACCGTCGCACGTCCGCGTGTAAAGAGATGTGTAGAGACCTTCTTCAATAGAATCAGAAGTGTGGACGGTACAGGAATCGAACCTGTCTCAATCGTTATAAATTGGTTGCGCAACACAAAGCTTTAACCGATAAGCTAACCGTCCGTTTTTAAGTGAACTATTCTCACGAACCGTCCACTTGGAAACACAAACACAAAAATAAAAAACATGGCAAACAATTATTTAGCTATTATAAGCCATTGTGGGGCAGTTTAGGAGTCGAACCTAAATAATTGCATCTGCAATACATAAAGCACTTCGTACGCTTTCTTTATGCTCTCTTTTCCATTGAGAATACCTCCCCGTATTTGCCACATCAACGCTATGATGTGGACTTCAAGTTCTAATACTATGAAAAACATGAGTTCACTCTCACGAGTTACTTTGCTCCCGGATAGCCGATCAAAACACACCGGGATAGATGTAGAACACTTAAATCAAATAAATAAGGGACTCACACCCCACGAAGCTCCTTACTTCGGTATTGTTAGTTAAACATAAATGAGAATTATCTCTGTGAAGGAACCCGGAATCGAACCGGGATGAGTTGTCATGCTCACTACATCTAAGGGCTGACATTCCCTATTGTCGAGTAGCGCGTCTGCCTCTTTCGCCATTCCTTCAATTCGTAGCCGGACACTACGGCTACTTTGATTGATTTGATATATTCACCCTCACGGGTTACTTAACTCATTTAGAGTTGAGCCGGGAAACGGATTCGAACCGCTGACCTCATGTAAAACATGCGCTCTACCAATTGAGCTACCCCAACAAGTGCCCGGCGAACCGGGCTAATCATGACTAATAAAATTAAGCAATGCAAACCTTCACAGGCTATCTTTATTTTGTTTCTTATCTTCATAGATGAATCTTACAGCCAATAGCACAACAACAATAAAGAATATGATATACGACCAGGCAATATCACTTCTTGTTGCTTCGATTCCTCCACCTATATACATAGCTACCAGTAAGGCAACTACCGTAAAAATGTTATGAACGATTTTCAATGTTTTCATTTTTTCCGTTTTTTACGTTTGACTTTCCTTGCACACCGACAATGCAGCAATACTTGAGCAGCATTACAATGCCATTTGCCATTCTGAACATTTGCAGGCTTATCACTTTCAATCTTACCTGCCTCAATGAGACTAATCAACTTTTTCTCGCCCCCTACATAGTATGCTGACTTATCTTTCCCGAATATCTCTGTCGAAAACAAACGGAGAATATTATCCAGCAATATTTCAGCCATTTCACCCCTAATAGTTTCCATAGTCCTAAAATAGCTGGTTACTCAATTCTTGTCACAGTGACAATACCATTATCTTTATCAGATTTAATGCCCCATTTCTTGTCAGGCTCTTTATCCTTTAATCTGTAAGATATTAGGTTAAGGATATATGCCCTATTAGAAATTGGAAAAATTTCTTTTGCGTCTTTTTCCATCTCACGAATGACGCACATAATACTTTTCTTCTTTTCTTCCATTATTGTAGTATTTATGAATTAATAAAAGGAGCGATGAGCGGATTCGAACCGCCGACCTCTGCTTGTGGTGCTCTTCCGTTAAGCTAAGAGTATTTCTTGAGAGACTCGAACTCTCAACCATCCACCACACACAGCGCTCTAACCAATTGAGCTACATCGCTCTTATATGTTATTCACTTTAATTCTATCTATATACTTACCGAAATCCTCTGCTATTCGGTTACAGGGTATTTTTTGCACCTCGCTTTTATTGCTGATTGCGGTGCTACTCCGGTGTACCAAACCACCGTCTTACTACAGCCCACTACCTACTCTCACGAGCTTCGTATTCCTGCTACGTAAGCCATATATGTTTTCCAAAATGTCAAAGAACTCTTCTCTGTGTTCCCAGTCTCCTTTCAAAGGCAGGCTCAAAGGCCAGACTGGGTACCGGATAACCGGTGGTTTGGTTTGACTTAGTGAGGGTTAGTTAGTAGCTTCATTGGTAATCGCACGAAGAACAACAGAAGCAGCATTCAGAGATTCTTTAACCTTTGCAAGCTTATTGGACTCACTTTGCCACCATCCTTTGTACATGTCAATCGATTCTTTCTGTACTTTTACTTCATTTTTCAATGATTCATTTTCAGCACGTAGTTCCTTAATAATCTTCTCATTCTCGATAGCTTTCGCTTTCAATTCAGCTCCATCAGTAGCACTTTTATCAAGACTCGTAGACAGTTCCTCTACTTTCTCAATTAGCTGTGCTTTAGTCATTGCTTGTAGTTCCATAATAATTGTTTTTATGATTGATTTGATTAGTTACTTAGTCACATATCCCATAGCCAAGTTTCCACAAGGATCGCTGTAAAAGTCAGAAAGAGAAAGATTCTTCTTTGGAAATAAGGTTCCCGCAGCAGCAGCTTTACGCATACTTTGCTCTGCTTTATATTCATCCATTGCAATATGTGCAGCTATCCAAGCCTCTTTCAAAGCATTTGAGAACGTTTTCAAATAATGGCCGTTCCATTTCATTTCAGCATAAGCTCTTTGCATTATAGCTTTCAAATTGTATTTGCCATCAACGATAAGTCTGTAATCTCTCTTTTTGGAGTTACTTTTCTCTCTTTTCGGTTGGATATTTGCTATTTTATTCATACTTTTGGAGTATTGATTGATTGATGATGCAAATGTAATCACAATTGAGATATTTAGCAATCAGAAAACTCTTTTTGTTATCTCATTTGTGATATTTTAACTTTATGATTGATTTGATATGATTAGTAGAATTAGAACTATTATCAGCCATTACCAAATGACAGATAGAGCTTTTGCTATAAAATGCGGCATAAAGCAAAATACTTTCAGCAACCAATTAAACGGTGCAAGAGAACTAAGTTTAGCAACAATAAACGCAATACTTATCTCATTTGAGGATATTTCTTCTGAATGGTTACTACGAGGAAAAGGAGAAATGCTCTTGTCTGCAATAAAGCCCGATTCTAACATCGAGCGTATGGAACGATTGGTGGATACAATAGCAACTTTACAAGGAACTATCAATGAACAAACAAAAACGATCCAACTTCTCGCTGATGAAAATAGAAAAGTTAAGGGTGAATTAGCTATGCTAAAGAATGAACGAAACGCAGGATAAAAAAAGGCTATGAAAAAGATACTCTACACTATTATTGTAATATTGTTCTGCTCATGCAAATCAATGTACTATTCAGAAAAAGTCTATAAACTTGACTTCTCACAATATACGAAAGAGGGATTTTACATCTACCCTAAAGAAGTCACGCCTATAACATTAAAATACGAACCCGTATCTGATATATTAGTCGTATTCAAATCCGGCAAGTTACCTAAAGGATACGATCCCTCACAATTTACAATAATAGATAGAGTGGAATTTAGTGGACTGGCAATTCCTACAGACAAGTATATATTAGCAAAAGTTGTTCAAGAAGCTAAAAAGCATAATGCAAATGCACTAATTAATTTCTCAATTAGATATTTAGATAAATTCAGAAAGATAGAAGTATCAGCTATTGCGGCAAGAATTGAAAAATAATATAAGAATATGAATATTGATAGTAGTTAAAAGCATTAATGGTCGAATAATGGTCGAACCATAAAAAAAAGCAGGACTATATAATTGATATACAAAGCATAATACTGGATTCTCAAAATTGTGTCTAGTTTAGTTTTTGTGTTGATAGCTCCCTCGTCGGCGGACGAACTAGGGAGC